ATGAATACCGAGATGCAGAGAAAGATACGTGAATGGGAAGCGGAACGCGATAGAAACCTACGCATACACTGCCCTCTTGTAGCTGCCAAATTCCAAAGGTGGATTGACAAAATTAATAAAAAGGAGAACGAAAGTATTAACCGCATGAAAGGAAATGTAAAGTGAAAATATACAATTATGAAACCAAAGAAAAAAAATAATAGATGCCGCCATAGCCAATGGTAGCATAGATAGATTGAATATGCTGCTTTCAGCCGCTCACCTGTTGAATTGCGAAGCCAATAACTTAGTAGAGGAAGCGAGCGATTTAATGGCAGAGAACTCCCTTCTGCTTGGAGATTTAAAAAAGTTGCACAATGACTTCGTAAAAGTTGCCGATAAGTATTTCAAGGAGTTCTCCACCCTCATTACTACTGATACCGCCAAGATGGATATGTTCTCTGACCTTGATGGATTTGATAAGGCATTCAGAGAGTGGGCTAAAGTACCGTCAGAGTGGAAACCTAGAGAAGTTTGTAGGAACCATTAATTAAAAGTAATACAGAAATAAACAAGAATCATGAAAAGAGAATTAACACCTGAGAATATTCAGGAACTGAAAGAGAATCAAATATTCGTTTTTGGAAGCAATATGAACGGCAATCACGCCGGAGGTGCAGCTAGATTGGCAGTTGAGAAGTTTGGCGCAATTATGGGGCAGGCAGAAGGAATACAAGGTCAGTCCTATGCCATTCCTACGCTGGACAAGGATATGCAGAAGGTAACTGAAGAAGATCTGGTAGTATTTTTAGGAAACTTCGGAAATTACGCTAACGAGCATCCGGAAAAGGAATTTTTTCTCACTGCCATTGGCACCGGGATAGCCGGATTTGACGCCAGCTACATGGCGTACATGGTACTTAGGGCAAACCTGCCGGATAACGTTACCTTGCCAAAGGAATTTGTCAAAATCAAAGGTTACAAGGGTTTTAACCCCGATTTGACATGTAGGGATTTCCAATATGAAGAAGGTAAGGACTATGAAGAAACAGGCGATATAATGGCTTGCGATAACGGATTTCACTTCTGCCTCCATCCGTTGGACGTGTTCGGTTACTATCCACCTGCCGAAGTTGGTATGAATAAGTTTCACGAGGTTGAGGGGACTGGTGATATGGACGTAGATACGAATGATACGAAAATTGCTTGTTCAAAAATTCACATAGGGGCGGAACTAAGTATTAAGAGTATTGTAGACGCAGCCGTTAAGTTTACGTTTGAAAAATGCAAGTGGAAGAAGGGTAAGTCAGCCACAGGCGACTATAGTGCAGCGTCAGCCACAGGCGACTATAGTGCAGCGTCAGCCACAGGCGACTATAGTGCAGCGTCAGCCACAGGCAACCAAGGTGCAGCGTCAGCCACAGGCGACCAAGGTGTAGCGTCAGCCACAGGCGACTATAGTGCAGCGTCAGCCACAGGCGACTATAGTGCAGCGTCAGCCACAGGCAAGGATAGCATTGCTCTTGCTGCCGGATACGAGTGTAAGGCTAAGGGAGCTATAGGTTGCTGGATAGTCCTCACAGAACGTGGAGAATGGAACGGTGATACCTACCCGATTAAAGAGGTTAAGGCGTTTGAAGTTGACGGGGAAAAGGTTAAGGCTGATACATGGTATATGCTAGTCAATGGACAGCTTAAGGAGGTTTAGTGGAAGTAATTAATTCAAAACAGATCAGAAAAGGAGGTAATTATGGGATCATTTATGGTCCAACAGCCAAACGGCTTATATTGTAGGTTTAGTACAATCGTTGATACACTTACGCACTACAATATGACAAAAGATGATTACATAGAAGTATGCAAAGACCGATTAGGAAAGAAACGTGGAGAAGAAGAGGCTAATGATATTTTAAAAAACTATCTGCACCCTTTTAACGATGTTCTTGAGCGATTTATCCCTAATAATGATTCGGTTGAAGAGTTTAATATCCGTTTGAAAGAAATGGGATATATGGATGAGTTTAATGGATAATCAATATAGAAAGGAACTAAAAGATGATACTTACTACTGATAAGATGGTATTTGTTACTGATTTAGAAAATTCGGACGAATATATTGAGAATCTTATAACTGAATATGGCACTAATCAATATCGCATAAAGGTTGACCGGACACTCAATCCACCATATTATCAATTATTTTACGAATGGAAAGAAGGCAAGCGAACGCTTAATAATCATTTGTTTTCTTCAAGTAGATTGGAAAAGATTGTGGATTACATTAATCAGAATATTCAATAAAATATAGAGATGAAGCAAAGTAAATTGACTCATGGCTCTCTGTTTAGTGGGATAGAAGGTTTCGGCTTGGGTGCAGCGTTTGCCGGAATAAAAACACTTTGGAGCTGCGAATATGAAGACTATCAAGCAAGTATAATCAAAAAAAATTTTGGAGAAAACCATGAAATCAACAGAGATATTAGAACGTATTCAAATCCAACATTTGTTGACATCATCAGCGGTGGATTCCCTTGCCAAGACATCAGCGTTGCTGGAAAAGGTGTCGGAATTGTCGGTGAAAGAAGTGGCTTATGGACTGAAATGTACCGAGTTATACGGGAAGTTAGGCCTAAATACATCATCATTGAAAACAGTCCAATGCTCCTTATTCGGGGATTTGAACGGGTCTTATGCGACCTTTCCGAAATCGGGTATGATGCAGAATGGCAATGTTTATCAGGCACCGACTTTGGTATACAACAGGGTCGGGAACGATTATATTGTATTGCCTACTCCTGTGAAATCAACAGCAAAAGGAGCATCCAAGAATCGATATTTCGGAAGCCCTACCTATCGGGGCAATATACACGAGTATATCCGGGATGGAGAACAAGACAGTCAATACCCTCACCCCGATTTGCTGGAAAGTCTAATGAACTTCCCGATAGGGTGGACAGAACGGAGTGTATAGGCAATGCAGTACAGCCTATAATTGCGCACTATTTATTTGAATGTATTAAGATTTTCGATAAACAATTAGAGTAAAACAAAAACATGAATAAGGAAGAATTTTTGAGCAAAAGAAATGCCATTGATTTAAAGCTAAAAGAATTGAATGGCGAAAAGGGGAAGTTGGAAAAGGAATACATTGAATCCAACCAAGGGTTCCCTATTGGAAGCAAGGTTTGTATAACGGTCCCGGCTCATGAAAGGTTTTCTCTTTTGAGCAATGAAAGGATATTGGTCCCCGAAGTGAAGAAGCTAGCCTATATTGCAGATTATGAGATTGATGATAACGGGGAGGTTGTTCCCTCTTTAAGGCAGTTGGATTGCAATGGGGGTATGTCAGCAATACCTTTATATGTTAATTTTAAGAAGGTTATAATTGAATTAATGTAAATCAGAACAGAAATGAATACTAAAACATTTCAAGAAGTCGCCAGGATTTGGAGTGCTGCGAAGCAACCTATCATAAAGCATGCCACGATGTGCGCGTATATGCTTACCCTTCAAACCCATTTACTCCCATATTTTGGGACGGCGACAGCTATATCGGAAAGCGACGTTCAGAAATTTGTTCTCTACAAGCTTTCCTCTGGTCTTGCTAAAAAAACCGTAAGGGATATTGTGGCGGTGCTGAAATCTATAGTCAAGTATGGTGGGAAACATAAGTTATTCCCTTATGAGGAGTGGGAGATAAACTATCCTACAGATACCGAATCTCACCGTTTGCCTACTTTGTCCTTAAACCATCAACAGATACTGATGAGCCATCTCACCGAATCCCCAACTCCTAAGAATATAGGCATTCTGCTGTCTCTGTGTACCGGCATGAGGATTGGAGAGGTGTGTGCCCTGCGATGGGAAGATGTGGATTTCAGACAGAAGGTAATCACCATTAGTTATACAGCAGGAAGGATATACAACTGCGAATCAAGAACTACGGAAAGGACTTTCACTTCTCCCAAAACACGAAATTCATACCGGGAGATACCTATCTCAAGACAGCTTCTCTTTGCCTTGAAGGGAGTAAAGAAAATATCTCCGTCCCGATTTGTAGTAGGAACATCAGGACGTCCGGAAGATCCCCGTTCTTACCGTGATTTCTTTGCCCGGCTCTTGAAGTGTCTGAATATTCCGCACATTGTGTTTCATGGACTCCGGCATACATTTGCTACCAGATGCATTGAAAGTCAATGCGATTATAAGACAGTGAGTGTAATTCTTGGACATTCGAATATCGCTACCACACTCAATTTATATGTGCATCCCAATCTCAATCAAAAACAAAGATGCATTGAGCGAATGAGCAACTTCTTAAAAATTAAATGACCCTCAAAACAGATAAGAAATGAAGATAATAGCAAAACAAGGTTCAGAGCTTGAGAATCTACTGAAACAAATGAATGAACAGCTTATGCGCGAACAAAACGAAGCTAAAGATATGATTCAAGAATATTGTGGTTCAAGACCGGATAGCCTCGGATATGGATGGGCATTTGGAATAACCGCTGAGTGGCTTTATACTCTTATTGGATTTGATGATAAGGAGTTTGTTCCTGAGAAACTGATTCCGAATAATGATGATAAGAAGCATCCGTGTTGGAAAATCAATAAACGAAAGAAAGAAGGTCGTGAATTCATTGATAGATGGCGTAGAAAGTTTCGAGGTATAAATGGTCGGCTCCTTAATAAATTTGGGATTCCGGTAATGCACGAAGAAACAGGACGCTACTTCCATTGGCTCCCGTTTGAAAAAGATGGTATCTATTATGTCTCAGTAGGTTCTTCTCTTCTTGATTGTATGCCATCGGCAAAAAGTGAGCAGTTTGAGATAGAGGTTTAACGTATAACCAAGATAGATATGAAACAGAAGTTAGAAGAAGCAGCAAAAGAATATGCAGAATCAGTAATTGATTCATTCGGGACAAACGGAATTCCGAATGGTGTTTCCGATATTAAAGACATGATTGCTCTTAGTTTTGAAAATGGCACATCATGGCTTTCAAGTCAGATTAAATCTATCATCCTGGATGATACGTTGACAGATGGGGAAGTCATAGATAACATTAGTGAGCTATTGAACCAACAAGGATGTATTGGAGCGGATTAAAGAGAAAGGAGATTGATTATGAAAGAACTTATTGACTATTTGAATCAATCCGGATTGACGGGATTAGTACGTACATATATGATTGCCGTAGGTATTTCATCTGTCATTGTATTTATTTTGATAATATATATGATCATTAAAATGTCACGTACTCTTAATGGTAGGAAAAAATTTATGTTGGATTTTCAACGTAGGCGCAAAAAAAAGGAAAATATTTTAACTTGTAACAAGATAAATATGAATAAGATAGAAAAATTGGCTGGAGAATATAACTCCACCTTTGCTCGACTAGCAGTAATAGAAAGTGAATTGACCAAAGAATGTCAGAAGTACGTTTCTTGGGATACTGTTCAAGTAAGTATCACTGGTGGCGGTGCTCCCATTGTAAAAGCAAGAGAAGAGATAGATGCCGTTCCTTTGGAGGATTTTATTGACCATGTAAATAAACATGGCAACATGTCAGAATGCGCCTACGGACATTTAGCTTGTATTTGATTTAAAACAGAACAAATATGAAAAAAGTAACGATAATATGTGATGCATGCGGAAGAGAGATACAGCCATCGTATTTCCGCAGCGCAAGATTGGATTTCAAGGTGGATAAATGGGATGGTGGTTCTGTTGGTGGAAGGGAAGATATATTCATCCAAGAAGCCGACTTATGCTCGGAATGCGCCCATAAGTTACAGAAATTTATAGAGAACGAATTGAACATTCAACCACATCACCCCTAATTGATTAAATTATGAAACAGACAGTAGAAGAAGCGGCAAGGGAAAATATCTTGTTTAATCACAGGACAGTTGACAGGACTTTGTTTGGTAAAGATTTGGCAAGGTTTGGAGAGATAAATTTCATCCAAGGTGCTGAGTGGCAGTCCAAGCAATCCCCGTGGATAAGCGTTAAGGAACGGTTGCCGGAAGATACAAACGAAAAATTAGTGGCGCTTGAAGATGGAACAATAAGAATAGCGCATTATGATGAAGATTACAACGAAGATATGGAATATCACTTTTGGTATGACTGCGCTGCAAGTGAGAGTTATCATAGAGATGATGTAATCTATTGGATGCCAATACCGTCTTTCGATGAGATACTAGAATCCAACAGGGATGTACTGGAACGAATTAAAGAGAAAGGAGATTGAGATATGGAAATAAAGAACGGAATAATAATAAATGGAGTGTTGCATGAGATGACGAGTGAAAATGTCCCATGCAACCAATGCTCACTGTTGCGCATTTACAGTAAGTCAGAAAAGGAAGAATATTCCGTCTGTCTTTGTGCTTTGATGAACTGTGATGGTTTTGTTAACCGTGGAAAAGTAAAAATAGAGAAGGAGGAATAACTATGAAAGTATTAAGAAATGGAACTCTTGTCGCTCGCAAAGAACATAGGTGCGATTTTTGCGGTGAAGTAATTTCCGTTGGAGAAAAATATAACAGACAGACCAATGTTTATGACGGTCGTGTTTATGACTGGGTATCCCACTGTGAATGTTCCAAGTTAGCCTGTGAACTTGATATGTTTGATGATTGTGATGAAGGTCTTGACGGTGATGGGTTTATTGACAACTTGAATCAGTATGTTTACGACAATCATTATGACGATAAAATAGATGATATTGCGAAGGATTGGCAATTACCACGCTATGAATTAGTAAAGAAAGTGTTGGATGAATTAAACAAGAAATAGTTATGACCGAAGAACTTGTAACACTAGAGACTGCGAAGCTTCTGAAAGAGAAAGGCTTTAATGAGTATTGCAAATATATCATTAACGATAAAGGCTTGATGATGGAAACCATATTTAGAACTAATAAGGATTTACCTAAATTATTCTATTCTTGTCCAATACAATCCATCGCCCAAAAGTGGCTTCGTGAAACCAAGAGCCTGCATATCGAAATATCCTATATGTATGGAAATTATTGGATATATGATATACTAACAATTCCGAATCACGACTTAGTAGGATTATCTGACAGACCTATTGCCCATTATAATACCTACGAAGAAGCACTTGAGGCAGGATTACAGGAAGCATTAAAACTTATATGATTATGAAGAAGATATTTTTCAACGATAAATTAGGATTAACCCAAGCTGTATTGGAAGGTCGGAAGACAATAACTAGACGAATTGTTCCATTTACATATTGGGAAGATAAAATTCATTTGTCTAGATATAAGGTTGGTGAAGTTGTTGCCATTGCGCAAAGCTATGAAGCCGTTTACCATGAACAAGGGTTGGAAACACTTGATATGTTAGTTAGTAGTTGGAAGAATAGCAAAGGTTGGCATAACAAGTTATTTGTCCGCGCTGACTTCATGCCCCATCATATCCGAATTACCGATCTTAAGGTTGAACGTTTACAGGACATTAGCGATGAAGATTGCTTGAAAGAGGGGATATATGAAGATTCGGGTGATGATAATTTTCCACCATCCATATTTTATGATTTTGAGGGGAACAAAGACGATGGATTTGATACTCCACGTGAAGCCTTTGCAGCCCTCATAGATAAAGTATTAGGCAAGAATATTTGGCTAAATAATCCATACGTTTTTTGTTATTCATTTAAACTGATATACTAATGAGATTAAAACCTTTTAAATATATAAATGGAGAAATATATTACCAGTGCAATGTATGTAAGGATTATAAAAAAATAGACAATGAATGATATTAAAATTGAATAAATGGCGAGACCGTGCTTATAAGACCGCCTGCGAGCACGGTTTTCACGATAAAGAGCTGAGTAACGAACACTACCTTTGCCTTGTCATTTCCGAGCTTATGGAAGCTGTGGAAGCAGATAGGAAAGGGAAACGTGCCGATAGACAATCTTTTAAATCTTCTTATGAAGATGAAGAACCGCACGATGATGTCAATTTCAAGTATTGTTTTGAAAAATATATCAAAGATACACTTCCAGACGAACTTGCTGATGCAGCTATACGCCTGCTTGATTTGTGCGGATTGCGTAAGATAGACATCGAGGATTTTACGGAAGAAATGTTATACGAGGCGGAGGAAAGTTGCGAGGATGAGACCTTTACAGAAAGTATATATGCTATATCCACAATTCCCATCAGATATGCGTATGAATATGACTATCCATTAGAAAAGCAATTAAATGGCATGCTATTGGCTATTTTCGGGCTTGCCAACCATTTGGACATAGACCTCACATGGCACATCAATCAGAAGATGAGATACAATGAATTGAGAGAAAACAAAAATGGAAAAAAGTATTGAGCAACAATCTAAAAACAATAAGACGATGAAGGTTAACATTGAAAATTTACGCCAATCGGTTATGATGCCGACTAAAGAAGACAGGGCAGACTGGACCAACGGCTTGTATCTAATCTACGAAGACGGACATGCAGAACCGTTTACCGGCGATAACTTCAAAGATTGTGTACGATACATCGGATTAAAGCACAAAGACGTATCGTTTGCCATCTCGTTGACGGAGCATAAGGATGTTCAGCTGCTTGACAATGACAGCCGAGAGGAATTTGGAAATCAAATCTATTATGGGCGTGAATGTGATGCATTATTTGATATGAATGGACAGCGTAACACTGCTCAACTGATTGAGCGAAATCCTAAACTGTCTAATCTGCTGAAAGATGACGAATATATCCCATCATTAGGACAGCTTAATTTAATAGCTCATTATCAAGATAATATAAACGATGTGCTGAGGTACATAGGCAAAGAACCGTTATCCTCCACATGGTATTGGTCCAGTACTGAGTACAGTCTCAGCCTCAGTTGGTACGTACACTTCTTCAGTGGGCAGACGAGCAACGGCAACAAGTGCTACAGTTACAGAGTACGGGCAGTGGCAGCATTCACTTTATTCATGAGTATCAAGGAGAAAATGAATAGGGGACAACAAATATGAAAACAAGTTTATGCGAAAGTTCTTAATTCCGAAGTGGAAAAAGGATTTGATTTGCTAGAAAGTAAGATTAGACTTTAACACCTGAATTGGAAGAACAGTTTCAGCAAGAGTTATACAGCCCTACTTGCTGAAACTGTTTGTTTTAAACTGAGTCGTCAATGGCATTGATTACAGCAACCATTTCCAAATCAAAGAAAAGGATACGTACACCATCATTGCATATACCGTATTGAGAACTGGGACGTTCATCGGTCCATCCGTTTTCAGCTATGGCTAAATCAACGACTTTAAAAATTATATCCAAAGACACAAAGTTTATTTCTCGGTTGATAAAGTCTCTGAGTTCTTCTAATGTTTTCATTTTTTTAGTTTTCTATAAAATCAATCCTGCAACCTAGTGCATACCCTATCTTTGCAAGGATATCTATACCTGTACTATATTTACCAAGTTCTATTCGTGCTATGTGACCCTGGTTTATACTGACCAGCTCTGCCAACTTCACTTGGGACAACCCTCTTTGCTTTCTAAGTTCGGCAATACGCTTGCCGATTCGTTCTCTCTCATTCAAGTTCTCCATATAACCTCTCTTCCTCTTTTTCTTCTTCACACAAGAAATTCCACATCTCAATCAATGCTAATTCCTTATCTCTATTGCTTCCGCTGTTAGATGGATCAAGCCAATTTATATGGGCTATTCTATCTTTAAATTCATCATAGCTACAGTATATACTATCCGCATCTTGGTCGAACCAAATAAAACAACGAGGGAAAGATAGGCGAATAATCCCTATCTGGCCATGGTAATCAATAATGTTTTCAGCAAGGTATATACCTGGATATTTCGGATTTTCTTTTTCCATTAATAAATAACAGCTTTAATTTTTTTGTCAGTTATACAAACACTCTCTTGTCTCTGTCCAGAATAGTAAGTGACATGATTATTCGAAACTTCAAACATCGGATAGATTGAATCAGGATCGTCTTTAATCCCTTCAACCGTGAATTTAACGATACCTTGTTTCGCTGCCTGCTTGAATGCTCTGCGAAAATTTATATCTAATGAATTAAAAGTTTTCATAATCTTAATGCCGCTTATCCGTTGCCGCCGGTCCTATTGTGTTATTTTGATACTGCAAATATAAATGTTTATCTTGACAATGCAAAATATTGCATTAATAAAGAAGGCATGTTTTTAAACATTCATTCAGATAATACGCTTTGTGCGTATTCCGCACGCCTGTTTATTTTCGTTCTGAGCGCGGTTAAGCGATTTCGGGTAAATTCTAAGCCACTATGTGTGCGAATGCCTCTTGCGTTCAATCGTTCAACTACCTTGTCAATATCTTGCGGAGTATTGCACCCCTCCAACATGGCGGCTATCATATTGTTCTTTTCATCGTTCATCGCTTCCTTTCTTCTCTTTTCGCCATTTACCTTACCGCCTTTCGCCTGTCCGGTTGTTGTGCCCCCCAAAGAGGTACACCAGTTGCCCGATTTAGAGTAAAAGCCGCCTTCTTGCTCTATCTTTTTCTTTCTTGCTTCTAATGCAGCTTTAGTACGGTTCTTTATATTAAGCCGTTCTATCTTGGCAAAAGTTGCCATCATGGATAATTGCAGTTCTATAAGCGGATTCATGTCCGAGCAATCAATATCAAGATTTACATTTGATATAATTAACCGCAAACCCTTTGGGGCGAAAAATTCGGCTATCATATCGCTAAGTTCGATAATTCCACCTCTTGTAAGGCGTGAAACTTCCGACACAATAATAGTATCTCCTTTATTCGTCTTTGACAACAATTCGGATAGGTTTCTTTTTTTGTATGAAACGCTTCCGCTTATCCCTTCATCGGAAATAATCTCATCAATTTGCAGCCCTTTTGATTCGGCATACTTTGCTATTATATTTCTCTGGCTTTGCGCGTCTTGTTCGTCCGTTGAAAAGCGGTGATAAGCATATATCTTTCCCATAAATTAGCCCTCCTTAGATTAAAATTCGTTTCGGCAATGATTCGCCAATCTTATACAGTTCTACGCTTGTAACTTCTTGTGTTTCTTTAAGCAGGTTTATCCCATCGCTGTAGAAGTTTAGCAACCTTATAGCTTCTAATGCGTTACATGGTTGAAGCATTATACTACGTCCTTTTTCGTTAATCTGAATGAAATAATTCTTTTCCATAATCTTTTTGTTTTTAAGTTAGTAAATAGTTCCGCCCGTGGAACTTGCACCACTTGCAAGGCTTTCAACCTTTGGCGGATAATTCGGTTTAAAAACCGTTATTTCCTGTCAGCTCCTTACTTACTCCAACAGCTAACCAAATCAAAATGCAAATCATGAACATATTATTTCCTCCTTAATTAAATTTATTCGTTCATTCTTACCTATCGCCTACCCGACAGCCGTATTACTGTCGGGGTGTCATAAGATGATATGTTGGCAAAAACCCCCAACAATGCATTTATGCTAATTGTGGCAATATATTTCTTTCATTATCTTAATTCCCTGAATGAAACCGTTTCAAAATCACTCTTAATAATCTCTATCTGTACAGGCTTAACAAAGCGGTCTAGTTCTTTGCGCACCTCTCTCATTTGTTCAAACGGTACGGTTACAATGTTTCCAGCAACTAATAAGTTGCGCAAAATGTTGTCTAATTCTTCGCGTTTCATAATTTAATGTTTTTAAGTTTATAAATTTAGTTCCCGGCCGCAAATCAAATTGCCACGGTCTAGCCGTGCCGGGATAATTGGTTACTTTTGATTTTTCCATGTCCTGTAGTCATTCGTGGACTCAAAACACATATAACCGCCAAAAACTTTGGCAACATGTGTGGGCGTAAAAGGGCATTCTTTAATTGCCCGATATCTTGTTTCTACTTGTGCAAAAAATGTTCTCATTGTTCTATTTTTTTATTGGTTTATAATAGTTCCCGGCGGCGGTGTCGCTCCGCCTTCCCACATTGGTTAATCTTGTTCTATCGTCCACTCTTTTTTTACGAATCCTTTAAAGTTGCCAAACGATTTTTTAAACGCTGCTAACGCTTCTTTCTTCATCTTGCCGTAATAGCAATAACGCGTCCCATTATGGAACTCTACTGTTAACTTATATTCTTTCATATCTTTAAAATTTATCTGATTTATCACTATTGTTTATAAATTCGCGTAGCTTATCCCTGTCGGTGCCGGAAATGAATATCACAGCACCGAATAACAACAACATAACGCAGAACATATTAACCGTTATTTATTCGTTATTAATTGTTTTGTGCAATTCACGCGCAAACCGTTTAATCATTCTTTTGCGCTGCGTATAATTGTAGCTATAATATAGCTTTTCCCATCGTTCGCACACTTTACGCGCTTTTTCGTTGTTGGTTCCGAATGGAGCGTACCCGGTGCAGATACATACGTTACTATACGGCTCGGGCAATTCGTAAACATCAGCCGCCCAACCTTCCAAACGTTCGGTATGCCCTATTTTTGTAAGATAATTTTCTATGCTCTGAATTTCGCAATATCCTAATGATATTATATTTTCTTTCCCGTAAATGCGATATATTTCTTTTCTTATTGTCTTCATAACATTGTTTTTAGTGTGGATAAATGATTTTGATATAGAAGGGGCTGGCAAGCCCTGTTATTATCAACCTATAATATAAGGTTCTTTCATGGGAATATATTCCATGCCGTTAAGCTGGTAGATAGGGAGGAAGCTTTTAGCCCAACCGTTTCCGGCATCATAAAACCCTTTGAAAACAAAATCACAGGGAGAAGCATTATTAATTATTTCAATCTCTCTATAACCGTACACGTTACTTTCTCCGTCCTTCTTGATAAACTTCTTTAACCAGTTCAAACCCTGTATGCCTTGTTCCTCTGTCAATGGGATACCGTAACCATCTCCGATACTTCCCAACCAATCGTAATCTATAACATCTTTTTGCAACTTGTTAGATCGGTTTTTTAATAACTGTAATTGTTGTTTAGTTATTACACCGTTTTCTTTAATCTCTGAAAAAATGCTTTCTAAAGCCTTCATAATGCTATAATGTTTAATGTTAATATTTCAATTCATTACAGCGTGATTAATAGCCTACTAATATCAGATACAGCCTATACACTCAATGGCTGAATGTTATCGCAATACCAGTAAACCAAGAAAATTAAATGGGAGAATATTTGCAAGTAAGAATTTAAAGAAGTATTTTTGCCTCCGAATATGGGGAGTACTTACTTTAAGTATTCCAACTTACGAGAGTCTTAACATTGCCGTGTTAAGGCTCTCTTTTTATTCCAACATTTAACAACACGCTTTGGGTGTTAATATTTGCCCCTGTGGAAGAATAGGACTTTATTACGCTATCCTTTCCCTTTCACATTGCGAAGATAACGCTTTTTTATCAAAATATCAAATAAAACACATGATATTTTGTAAGCAATTAGAAATAAATTACATGCTCCATAACATACACCTATAAGCCAATATAACGCCATATAGAAGCGTTATATTTTCACCTTCACAATGTATCGCATTTACCTTTCTTCGTCTATATCGCGCATATTAAAGCCATATGCAACGAAGCAAACGAGCGTTGTAAACCGTTGTAATACAACCATGAACGCGCTATACCCCTCCCCCCCCCGTACACCAGTGCAACCGTAAACATCCGTCCTCTCTCATTTTTTTTATTTTTTTTCTGATTTTTCCTCTCTTTCTAATTGTTTGAATATTTTATCTAAATCAAGACATATAAGCTGTAACATAATATTATTATATTATATGAGTTATTGTTTTACGTTGATGCTTCTCTATGCAGTATGTGTATGAACCCCTTTCATTATATTCATAATAAAAGGGAGAGCGGTGTTCGCTGTCGCTCACTTTTTTCTTTATGTTACTTTCTTTTTTATAGGTTTTGGATTAGACATTTTTCCTTTATTTATATAGGGTATGTCTAATATGCAATGAGGTAGTACTATGCAATGCAAGGTATATTTCAAGTATTCTTTTACTTTTAAGATTAAAAGCTCAATATTAAAGCGGATTTAAATATATCACAGTGATAAATATTAAAGTAAAGCTTTAATATATGAATTTAAATTATTATATTTGCGTGTATTATAATAGAATAACATGAATGAATACAAGTTTTATATGATGCATTATGGCGAGCTTGGTGCCGGTTGGAAAGACTTGGAAACAGATTTCCCAGGTTTAAGGTATAAAGAATGTACAGGTCTTAATTCGTATGGAGAGCCTACAAATATGTATGCAGAGGATTTTGCCGAGACAAGCAAGGCGGAAGTGTATGTTTCCAGCACACCGGCACACAAGCAGACAACTATAAAACTGACATTGATATTCTTGGAGGATGATACCAAGGATGATAAGTCTTACCATGACTTTATGGCTTTCATTACCGGTTCTAAGATTGCCTACCGTGATACAGCGAGGAAGAGAAAGGTCCTGATGTACCTCTCAGGAGCCACAGAGCCTAAAAGCGATACCCTTTACGGGCAGAAATATAAGGAAGTGACGTATACGTTCAAGAACGTATACGGGCATTCCTTCGGATATGACGAAACTTTTCCTAACGAATGAAATTAAATTATGAAGAATCAGACACTTTCTATCGAACAAATGCTCCATTTGAAAGAGCTTGGAGTTGATACGAGCAAGGCAAGCATGGTGCTTATCGCTACAGGCGATGATAGTTGCCCATTGGACTGGGAAACCGCTTTGGAGGCAATATCTACACATTTGTATGAGGTCAGTTTTGAATTGTTCGATGCGGACTCCTCCTATTACGACCATTCATATCGGGAGGATTGCGGGGTGTTCACTTTGCAGGATATTATCAATATGTTACCTGAAAACGTTCCATGTAAATATGCGCGTTATCCATTAGGTAAGGCATGTCTTGAACTAGGGAAAGATTATGCAGGGTATTCCTATACTGATATGAACGATGAGCATGATTATGAGGTTTGTTTTGGAGGGCATGAAGATATTCTTGTTGAAGTCTATAATTTGCTTTGCTGGTGTGCGGAAAATGGATATTTGAATAACAATCAAACAAAATAACGATATGTTTTTGGAAGAAGAAACTTTATCAGAAGCATTATCCTTCGCGAAGTGCAAGGATTTGCCAAAGAAGTTCAATCCCGAACTGGGGCTTACTTGGATATTGGCTATCGCCCTTATCAAGAAGAAAAACCTTATGAATGCCTATGCCATTGTTGAACAAAGGGCTGACGGACTTATCCAGTACAAGAAGACATTCGGGCGGCTTTCTCCCATTGATGGTCTTATCTCCATCCATCCGTATATGTACGTGGATGAAGAGGCATTGGGAATGGCTATGAAAGCAAACAGACGAACTATCGCCATGCACTATACTGATGCAGCGGACGACATCATTGATTCGGACGATGAGAAGTTCAAGGTGTACCAGTTGCAGTATGCGATGGATATGCAGAAGCTGAACATGAACCAGGAGAAGCCTAGATTCGGGAAGTCTGTTGTTGATGAAGCGGAGGAAGCGGCTAATCCGGTTGTTGAGGAAGTGTTGAAGGAGAATGAGGCGGTGGCGACAATTGAGGACGAAGGAGAGTGTGTTATCGAGGTCGAGGACGCTAAGACAGCGTTCAGACCGAAGAGAGGTAGAAAGACTAAAACGGAGGAATAAGGTATGGCAAATAACAAGGAACAACAAGGATTTGAATTCATCATCAAAGAAAGTGATGTGTTGGAGAGAGAAAACTTCGGCTCGTTTGAGATTGTAATCACGAAAGGATATGCCTGTTTTAAGAACTACACAGGATTCCGGGTGTTCACTACCCCGTACGCTGTGGGATTGGACGGTGTGGCACATGAAACATCTCTCTATGCGTGGTTGAAGTATATGGTGGACTTCAAGAAATCCATCAAAGACAAAGAGAATGAAATGTTCGGGGAAACTACTTCCACCAACAAGGAGTTCTTGGACGGTATGAAGGTGCTTACCGAAGCGAACCTTATCAAGCCTATGGCTGTGTTCACAGATATTAATGAAGCGCAGAAAGAAGCCGAAAATTATATAAAGTGGATGGAAGGTCAGATGAAAGATTTGAATAAAGCAATGAACACTACGCCACCTGAAGAAGATTTGAAGGCGAATGCTGAATTTGAGCAGAAGGTTATCATGGCAGAAGAGGCTAAGGAGGTATTCGATGGAAGTGTTGAAACCGAGGAAAGACAGGTATAATCCTGATAATACTTACCGTATCTATATCAATATAGGTAATCATCCGGGTGCGAAGTGGGTATCTTTCAAGGACAAGGAAACCGGGGAGGTTACTAAGGGTATATTCTTGCCTGACTGGGAAACTGGAGGCATACGGATAAGACATGGACAAGTCAAGTTTGAAATTAATGCAATACCCGTAAAAGGAAAGATAAATACTCATGTGCTTATTCCTGCTGTATATAAAGGTATTGATTGTGGACTTGGACTAAGCATAGGTAATAAGGTGACAGACTTTAAGAAGGCTGTTATTGGAAACATGTATATATGCGGAGAAATACTTAATGAAGACCAAAAGAAAATACTAGAAAAGTATGTCAGAAGAAAAGGATTCTTTAAAATCGGGCGTTATAAGAAAAGTTGAGCGTATCGTGTGTGATTGCGTAAATAAAGTATTCTGCAATCAGGACCCTGTATATCCTTCAACTATCTATGAAGGAAGGACAAACATTATTCTTACAGGGAGGATTGCGAGAGGTGCAGTTTTTGCCGTATTGCATAACAGGTTCGGAATCTCATACGGTAATATTGCCAAACACTCAAAAATTAGCAGCAGGAACATTATACGGTCCGTAAAGACTTATAAGAGCATTCCTGATTCGGACAATGCCGTAATGATGATAAAAGAGCTTATAGAAGTTGAACTAAAAAAATTCCCAATTTTATGAATGATTTACTTTCTTTTAAACGTAATGTCATGATGCTCGGTCTTTGCACTGGATATAAGAATAAATGGGACGTAGCTACAAGTAAGGAAGCGTTAATGGATATAGCTTTGGATTCAAACGGTGTGGAGCTGTTGACAGATGCTCATAGCTTTGGATTCGGTATGGATATTCAGTATATGGAACGAACGTTTTCTGACTATATTAATGGCAAATGGAAGCGGAGCAAGGATGGATATACTTCGTGCCTGTATGTGGACTTTAACGGGCAAATAGAGCAGGACTGCACGCTTACTACGGTGCTTGCTTCAAAGGTTGAGTTCCATGTTTCAAAAGGGAATGTGTGCAAGCTGTATGTTGGAGGTGGATCTACTGTAAATATCACCGGAGAAGGTATCTGCTACGTGTACTCATACGGTCACAATAAAGTGACCGGCAGGTTTAAGTCAATGAATTGTATAACTAAGTCCGAATGGGCTAAATAACATGCCTATATCCACGTGTAGAAAAAGTAACGGGTGCGTTGGTTAATACTGGCGCACCTTGCTTAAAAATCAGATTATGAAAGCAACAGACTTAAAAATAGGCAACTATGTTCATATCAAATTCCGCTCCCCACAGGGAGAAAGGCTTTCCATCCCCATGCAGATAGTCGGAATATTTTCAAGCATCAATGGGGCAAGCCCGAATGATACCGTTTACCTTGACTTTGAAGGAAACGAAGGTGATATATGGGAAGAAGAAGTACAAAATTTAGTATTCGCTAAAACGGAGCTTAAAGAACAATGAACTATATAGAAGAAGAGCAAATACAAGCCGACATAGAACGGTTTGAGCAAATAGGTAGCGATATTCCCGATGATGGAGATATGGTTGAACAAATACCATTGTTCAGCTCTTCCGATATGCAGTCAGTCATTGAGGACGGTAAGAAGAAGCCTCCTATTCATAGGCTTTGGGGCGATTTTTGGTGGGAGAACGAGCTTGTATTCTTATTTGCCGATAGCGGAATAGGTAAATCCATTCTTGCCACGCAGATAGCCTACGAGATAGCCAAAGGGGAAAGCGAATGTACGGAGGTGGAGGTAAGTCCTCAAACCGTTTTGTACTTCGACTTTGAGTTATCGGACAGGCAGCTTGCAAGAAGGTACTGCAATGCGGATTTCCCGAAGTCGCTTATCCGATGCACCATATCGGAAGAAGTGGACAGCGAAGATTTTAACATGAACGTGATTGACGGCATAAAAGACAAGCTGATTGATACAGGTGCAAAGGTTATGATACTTGATAATCTTTCCTATCTTTCTACGCAGACAGCAGAAGCGGAGTTCGCAGGTGCTATTATGGACGGTCTTACAAGATTGAAGCGTGAGCTGAAAATCAGTATCATGGTAATAGCGCATACGCCTAAGATTGAGGAATGGAAGCCCTTGTCTAAAACCAATATGGCAGGGAGCAAGCTTCTTTCCAACTTTGCGGACGGGGTGTTTGCCATAGGACGTACAAGGAATGGAGGACGTTATCTAAAACTACTAAAAACTCGCATGGTGAGTGAACCGGATGAAAAGTCGCTCCTGCCATATTTCAATATTATTTCGGAACCTTACCTTCATTTTGAAAAGGTTGGTGATGAAACGGAAAAGAAATTACTTATGGGAAAACCTGCAAAAGATTTTTTCACTTCTATTTGGGATAGAGCTGTTGCAGAGCCTATCCCTTTGAACGAGTTGGTTAAACTGATTATATCTAAAGATAATTCTAAAAATAGTGCAAAATCTAAGGATGGTAATGCCCGTAAGCGTATAGACCGTGCAATAAAGTACGGATCTTTAAAAAAGGACGAATTGAAGAATATATATTTGAAAACTGACAATTGACATGAATGTTGAAGAGATAAAGCAAAAGAAGCAGGAGTTGGGCGAAAAGATAGCTGTTCTTCTGAATGGGTTTGAGGATGAAACCGGAGTTCAAGTTTCTGATGTTGGATTTGTCCGTAGGGTTTCTTATAACGAATTAGGTCGTGAAGTTGGCAAAGAGTATGTGGTTGAGGTGAAAGTGGAGCTATGAACAGTAAATTTCAGATACGTCAGTTTGAGCTTACCATATACCCACGTAAGCTATGGGTTGTAAAGGGAGGCTCTTTTAAAGATATAGAACGCACTTTTTATATCGAAGAATCTGAAGAGGTTGAGGATATGTTAAAATCATGCAAGGCTATTACGTTTAGAGCCTCGATAAAAGACGGTGATTGGTTAGGTGTTGTTGTATATATAAAACAAAAAATGGGAATTAAGGACATAGCGCATGAGGCTCTTCATGTATCTTCCTTTATTTTTTCTGACATTGGTGTTAAAGGTGATTTTACAATGATGAGGCACAAGCTTATTTGGTAGGCTTTGCTGCCGATTGCATCAATCAAGTAGTGATAGGAAGGTATAAGTAGCGATGATTTCTTTCTTTGGGGGCGTTGTGTATTGTCGCAGCGTTTTTTATAATATGCTATTAAACATGTATAAATTAAATAAGAAATCCATTGCAATACAAATTTTAGCCTCTATATTTGCATCATAATTACGCTCATGGCTACGCATACCTTAAAGCTGTATTTGCAGCTTATCCTTGAATAATAGGTATGCTTACCCCTTGTTTTTTTACAAATAACTCATTAGTATTATGGCATACAAAGCATTAGACATCGCAAATAAAATTATATCCAAAACAGATTTGGAACATGGTGATACTATATCAAATCTGAAATTGCAGAAGATGATGTATTACCAACAAGGTTTCCATTTGGCATATTTTGGAACACCATTGTTTGATGAGGATATTGTTGCTTGGCAATATGGACCGGTTGTCCCTTCTGTATATAAGGAATATAAATCGTTTGAATCCAATTCTATATCGACTTCAAAAGAAGGTATATCTTTATCAGATGATGAAGAAGAACTTTTCAACAATGTTTATGAGGAATACAACCAGTTTTCTGCTGTAGCCTTGATGAAAATGACACATGAAGAATCTCCTTGGAAAACCACGGAAATAAACTCTGTAATAAGCCGTGATAAGATGATGGCGTTTTTCAAAACACAAATTGAAGCATAAATGAGTGGCAAGTTTAAGTTAAAGCATAAAGATGTAAAGCCTAATTTAAAAGAAAAAGAGGTTGATGCGAGAAGCAAAGAACCTCTTTTCTGCTTTAAGTACTTGGATATGAAAACATCTTTAAAAGGATGTGATAATAGTGTGTTCAAGGATTTTGTAACGAGGATGCAAAAATTGTGCTGTCTTACTTGGAAAGATATAAACGTTTCCGGGAAACACCAGTATGGTTTTGAAATGATACCAATCAAACAGTTGAAGCCAACATCCCTTCCTGCAATAATCACAGAGGATATTAAAGAACTTGCTGTTTTCAGATATAGTGGCGATAACCGCCCTTTCGTATGTCTAATAATGGACTGTGTGATATACCCTATATTCATAGAAGCTAAATTCGGTGATATATACGACCACGGAAGTAAATAATAACAGATTTATCATACGTATGAAGCGGTAAGAGAACATCCTACCGCTTTATTTTTATTGTATAACTACACGTAAAGCCGGACCCTTAGAGTTAGCGTTAATGGGCACTTTGCTTTCTAACATGCCTCTTTTTTTGCTCCATTGTAGATTATGTGGTAATTTTGCAGCCGTTTACTAACTTAAACAAAGATTGCTATATGGAAGAAAATAAAATATTGGTAGCTAAGTACGGCTCAGATAAAACTCCGTTGCGACTGGGCAATTTAGAAATACCATGCTATGTGCTCGACAATGGAATGAGAGTATTTTCCGGTAGAGGAATACAAAAGGCAATAGGTTATGATAGCAAAAGCGGTCAGTGGATGAATAGTTTCTGTAAAATGGATGGTGTTTCAAGCTATCTTTGTGCCGGTGATAACAGTATATCAGAGCGGCTTTCTAAACCTATAAAATTCAAAAGGAATAATGCAGGTGGCTCACAATCAACGGCTAACGGATATGAAGTTACTCTTTTGGTCGATATTTGTTCGGCTATAATAGACGCAAATCGTGCCGGTGTTTTTGATAATGATGTTATTGTTCGTAATGCAGATATAATAATTCGTTCAGTTGCGAAGGTAGGTATCATAGCACTTGTTGACGAAGCTACAGGCTATCAATACGAAAGGGAGAATGACGAACTTCAAAAAATACTTAAAGCGTATATTTCAGAGGAACTCCTTCCGTGGCAGAAACGTTTCCCCGATATATTCTATAAAGAATTATTCAGGCTTAATGGATGGGATTATACTGTTAACGGGATAAAGAAAAGACCGGGAATAATAGGAAAATGGACGAACACATTTATATACGAGGAACTTCCTAACGGTGTATTAGAGGAACTTAAAAAGAAGACTCCTAAAAGTGAATCAGGGAACAGAACAAACAGGTATCACCAGCTTTTGACTACTGATATAGGAGAGCCTAATTTGGAGAAACAGATAAACAAGGTTATTACGTTGTTTCAAGTTTCCGACAACATGAAGCAGTTTTGTGATAATTTTAAGAAAATGAAGATGCGTCAAATCGGGCAAATGGAGCTTCCTTTTGAATTTGACGAAAATGGAAGGATAAAGGAATAGATATTTGAATATTACTAACTTATAACAGAATAATATCATGGGAACAAGAAAGGGCTACCCCTTTTCACGGAGGGCGTATAAGCAAGGATGGGGAATATTGTCAAAGAGTATATTCGGGCTACTGGGTCTTGGTGCGTGTGCTGCGAAAGGGATTAAGGATGCGGTGGATAGCAATGCAGTATCAGACAATAATAATATACGTGATAGTGCTATACCCAATATTGAGACTAAGAATAAAGTACCGAATAAATCAAATAATAATGAGAATGGAAAGAGAATAACATCTGATGATATTATTGATGGTAATTTGAGATGTTTAACTATAGAAAATTATACTATTTCAGTAGGTGATGACAGTTACTATTCTGCGCATTTATCTTGTTGTAAGGAATGTGATAAAAGACCTCATTATTATATTAATATAGGAATTATGCAATGTAATTACGTGTATGCGTTCAAAGGTGAGTTGATGCTTGTTAAATTGAATAACGGAGATATATTTGAATTTAAAAACATATTAGAGAACAAATATTGTAAAAGAAGGTTTGGGGTGTCAATAGAACTTTCATATTTTATTTCAGAAGAACAAATAAAAAAGTTATCTGAAAATAAGATAACAAAAATGCGTATTTCTGTTGGTAATAAATATAAAGATATAGATGTTAGCAATTATGATTTGTCTATGTATATCTTAGAATCATATTTAAAGATAAAGGATAGATTATCAAAAGAAACATCTATATATGAAGGATTTTAGATTAATATAGAGTAATAATACACTTAAGTGATAATCATGGAAGATAAATTAATGTCAGAAGAAGGACTCATACAAGCTAAAAAGGCTCGTATAAATGAGTTGAAAAATGCTATTGAAAGTATTAAATCGTTAGGATTTCAACCACCACACGACATGGTGTTTGAACTTGAACAACTTGAAAACTTAGTACTTGTAAACTACGAGTTAATACCAACATTAACTGGACTTTTAGAAAATGAATTTAGTAAATTCAAGAGTGAGGTAAATCTTTTGTTAAGGTATTCTCCGGAGGAGGGGTTGGATATCTCTTTTTTTAGTGATAGAATATCTAACTCTCGAAAAAGCAGAACAAAAAGGGGAGAAATAAGTATTGTTTTCAAAAACGGGGAAGTAATAAGCAATGCGCATGGAAGTGATACTTTAACTGATTTTATAAGACAAGTTGGTACTAATGAAGTTAAGAAATTAAACATGAAAACTGGTCCTTCAGGAGGAAGGGATGTAATAATAACAACAGAAGAGCTTAATGGATTATCTGAATCTGTTAGATATAATTGCAGATACAAATCTGTTGGTAATGATTTACATGTACACACCTGTCTTACAACAGAACGTAAGTGTGAAATTATAAAAAATATAATTGAAAAATTGGGAATAGATGCAAAAGTAATTATAAACAACGAAAACAATTAAATCGAATAAAAGTATGAATAAATTTGTATTATCAATCATTGTGTTTACATTTTTTGCGGCAAATTCTTATGCGCAAAAAGTATTAGGAGTTGATATAAACACTACAAGTAAGAAATTTGAGCTGGCTATGTCTAAGAAAGGATATAAACCGATTGAAAAAGTGTCTGGACAATCCATGTATAATATAACATACGCAGGATATAATAACACAAAAATGAAAATACTTTTTGACGATGTAAACGATTCTATTACACTTGTGAAATTAAACTTCGACAATAGACCGATAAAAGAAAGAAGCGATATTTTCGATAACTTGCAGAAGCAATTTAAAGTGAAATATCCAAACGGAGAATCTTTCAGGATGGATACAGATATAATAAATAGCCATTCTCGCTGGTGGAGAACCGACGGAATCAGTATGAGGTTTGATGAAGTTAATGGCGACTTAGGGATTGATTATATGCCAAATTACAAATCAAATCCCAATAAGAGGGTAAAGCCAAGTGACGATATATGATATTTATGCTAAGAAACACACCACAAAGTTTTGTTATATCAAAAATTATGCTTTCCTTTGCAGTGCGAACAAAATTATAGGGGCGGCAAACTCCTATGACTTCATCATTGGAGTTTATTTTTTGCCAGTACATATCGAGTATTATCTTTATTTATATTAAGATATTGCACCTACCGAGTGTGGTAACGGAAACGTCCACAAATAAAATCCTATGGTTTTGTTCGCAGCTCATAGTAGGTGCATTTTTTTTGTTATGCGAACAGAACCTATTCAAGTCCTAAGCGAAACTGAGTTGCTTGGGCACAAATTCACGGTTTACGGAACTGCCGAAAATCCATTGTTCCTTGCCAAAGAAGTGGCAGAGTGTATCGAGTATGACCAAAGTAGCGTAAACAAATTAGTAAACCTTGTTGATGACGATGAAAAGGTTCGGAACAATCTTCCGACCCCCGGTGGAAATCAGCAAGTTTGGTTCTTAACCGAAGATGGCTTATATGAAGTCTTAATGCAATCCCGCAAGCCAATTGCCAAAGAATTTAAGAAAGGCGTAAAGGAGATTTTAAAGTCCATCCGCAAGACAGGCGGCTACATTGCCACTACCGAAGAAGAATCTCCTGAAGAAATCATGGCGAAAGCACTACTTGTTGCACAGGCTACAATCAAGCGTAAAGAAGAGCGCATGAAGCAGTTGGAAGCGGAGACAGAGCAGCAGAGAGAAACTATCGAACTCCAAGACACGGAAATCAAAAAAGCTGCACCGAAAGTCAACTACTACGACAACCACTTACAGAGTGTGAACACGCAGACCACCACGCAAGTTGCCAAACAAATCGGCATGGAAGCACCCAAACTCAACAAGAAACTAAAAGAACTCGGTATTCTGTATAAACAATCTTGTCAATGGTTGTTGCACTCTCCTTATTCATCGTGGGGTATGCATTCCACTCGCACACAGACCTTCACACGTTCGGACGGTTCGACAGGTACAAGTGTATATACGGTATGGACTACCAAAGGTGTGCGGTTCATCATTGCTCTATATGAAAATGATTGGGACGTGAAGAAAGCCATCAAGCAGATAAAAGGAGAATTAGAGCCTGCTGCGTAATCTAAAGTTAACTATTCATTTATAAACCAATTACTTATGTTATCCGCATTTATGCGGACAGCAAGAGGTATGCTTAAAAATCAAGAAAGTATGAGAATAAAGTCGGTAAAAGTCGGGAAGCTTAAAGTTATAGATAATCATACATTATTCATACCGGATGGGGAAAGTTCAATTTTGAGGTTTGATAACAAATTTATAATAACCGTAACAACACAAATAAGTGGATGTAACAGAGTTGAGAAGGATTTAGTTGGAAGTCACATGTCATTTCACTTGATGGTTCGTGATAGATGTATATTCGAGTTTCATATTTCTGTATGTAATTCGGACGTGCAGGAAGTAGTTATCTTCTTTGAAGCGACAAGAACATCAGGAAATATCACGAGGGTGGATTATAACATATTGGCTAAATAACGCATCAGAACAAATACTAACAATCAGAACATACATAAATCATTCAATCATGGAAACAAACAATATGAAAATTGTAAAAATAGAAATTAGCAAAGATGCTCTTGATACCATCAAAGAGATTCAAAGCAAGGACGGTTACAACGTCAGAGAAAGACAGAGCTGCATGATGGAGGCAATATCAGACCTTACATTGTCTCTCGATACAGACGATGTAGGCAAAAGCAGATTTTGCCACATACTTACACACCTGTCGGATTATGAGAAACTGCTAAGGGAATTGAACAGGGTACACATAATAAGCCAATAAATATGAGTAGAGAACATTTTAATGTTGGTGATTATGTACAAATTAATGACGGATTAATCGGGAGAATAATAGACTATAATTATGATTCCTATTTCTGTGATTATAGGTATAAGGTATCTTGTTCACCAGTTAGTTATTTGGGTCGCCACATTAGACGATTATCCATAGGTGAAGTAATGAGATACAAACGTAAGCATATTAAGTTTAATTTTAATTTATAACAAAATGAAAAGAATAACCGCCTACTTAAAAGGCAAAATGGAAGACATTAAGTGTATGTCACGTGAAAAAAGAGTTAATTCAGCATTGGAAGTGGCAAGATTAAACTTTGAGGAACAAATTGCCGATGCGGATGTGAAGATTGATAAGTTGATGGGTGAAATCGGCGAATCCGATGACATACAATCTATCATCCAAGAAATATCCGACTGCATGGACGATAAGGAAGAAGCAGAACGCGGAATTAAGCGGCTGGAAGAAATCAAGGCGTTTATGTATGAAGAAATTCAAGAGAGCTAATATTATGAATTAATTGCCACATATTAGCATAAGAGCACGTTGAGGATTGACCAACGTTTCAAATGAAAAGGCACTCTACTTATCGCAAGCGGAGTGCCTTTTTGTATGAATTGGTTTAAAGACTACTGCATTACAACGCGCAAGGCTGGCCCCTTGGAATTTGGACTTAGTGCAAACACACGGTCTATCCTGTCCGAAAGGATTTCCAAATACCTCGTCTGCGCCCTCAACTCAACAATCATGGGGTTAGATTCGCCCGATTGGGACTCTAAGCTGTAGCGGGCTTCTAATAGCACTCTGATTGCGGCTATGTCAGTTGTCTGTTGATTGACAAAGAACCTAATAGAATTAAGTAATGCTTCAAGAGCTTCTGCTGTGGTTTCTGATACACCTTGTATACTTTGAGTAAGTGCCGACAATTCAGATTTCTGCCCTACACTTGTGCCTTTGTATCCTAATGTTTCCATAAGCGCAAGCAAATCTTCATTTAATCCTTTCAATGCGCTTTCTCCAAGAGCCTGGATGTTTGCAAGCTCTTCTTTAGTGAGGTTAATCCCTCCTACGCTCCCCTCTGTAACAGATTCATCTATTTTCTCAAACAGTTCCTTCAAACGCCCTTGCGCAAGTCTCATTGTAGCTTGTTTGACGATAAGATTTTCAATAAAACTATCAAAGTTTTCATTAAGGGCTTTTAGTCCATCTTCTGTTTCATTGAAAGCATCCATCCATGCTTGAACAAATGAAGAGGCGGCATCCTTATATTCTGACTCCCCACCTATACCTCCTAATTCTAATTTCTGTTGGTCTAAAATTTCTTGTCTTGTCTTTTTCAGTTCATTTATAGCATCATTCCATTCATCAATACGGTCTCTATCAGAATCTTTCTTTGCCTCTTCTGAGTTAATCATATTTTCATATGATTCAATCTGTTGGTCTAAATTGGCTATTGTATCTTTGGTTTGTGTACGAAGATCATCTGCATTCCAAGCGGCTTCCATCTTCTCCTTTAACTCATCGTATGCCCTACCAAGTGATTCTATATTCTTTATTTGCCGTTGGATTTCACGTTCTTTCTTCTTGTTCTTATTGCCAATGCCGAATATGCTACCGATTGTCTTGCCAAGTCCGGTGAGTACATTCAGAGAGCTACTTATTGGCTTTGTTATGTCAAAACTTTCAAGAGAACCGAATAATGCACCTACACCATCTAAAATTTCATAAAGGTCTTCTCCTATTGCAACACCGAAACTATCCTCCAACATGTGAGCAAAGTCTGATACCGAATTTGTAATACCCGATATACTTTCAACCATACCTCTACCCATATCAATCTTTCCAAGAGATTGTATTATCCCTTGTAGCTTTTGAGCCTGTTGCGACAAAGCTCTGTTGGCAGCATCATATCCGGCTACTATCTCGTCTTGCTTTTTCTTCTTGTCAACTAATAAATCGTAGTTATTTTGTTCAACTTCATATTCTTCAAATGCTGCATCTATATTTTCAGTAGCGGATTCATAAGCTGCTTTCTTTTCTGCTACTATTTTACTTTGCGTGCGTAATTGTTCCTCATATTTTGCTTGCAAATCTCTCGCTTTAGCCTCGTCCTTCTCATTTTTTGCATTTTCTTTACGGAGCTTTGTATATTCCTTGAGAGATTTTGTTAACTTATTCCACGGGTCTCTTTGGTTAAGCTGTTTGTCAAGTTCTTCTTCTTGCTCCATTATTTGCTTCAACCCTGTAGGTGACAAGTCTTTTAATTCCTCACGCATTTTCACAAGCTTATCTTTCATGCTTTGCAATGCGGCAGTGGAATAGTATTCTATATTGTCAAACAAGTTAAGATAGCTGTCCGATGAAGTAAATTCCTTCCATGCATTATTAGCTGACTTTTGATTGTACATCTTTGTCGCATTTTCTTCTAGCCTTTTTTGTAAGTCCGGAGTGTTTTGGAATTTGTCACGTATCTCTTCTAAGTCTTTGTAATACTGTTCATCGAGCTGTAATTGTTCTGAAAGCTGAGTTTTGTATGATTTGACCAGCCTTTCGATAGTATCTTGTTGCTCCTTTATGCGCTGCTGATTCAACTTATCCAAATCGGCTAAGTATTGCTTGTTTGCGTCAGTATCTGCAACAAGGTACTCTCCTTTTGGGAAATTCTTTTCGTATGATGCTTTCATTTCTTTTTCGAGACCATCCAATGTCTTTGCAAGTCCGGGGAACAACTGTTGAACCTCCGCTTCGGACAGTCCTGCATCTTTCAGTTTCTTGTGCAAGTCCAATCCGTTGAACATGGATTCAATGTTCTTCTTGGTAATGTCAAGTTGTTTCTTTATATCCTCTGCATCCTTTTCGTCAAACAAGACATTAGCATCTTTTTGTGCTCCTATTTTCTTCCTAAAGTCAGTAATAATCTTTGCAAGCTCCTGCAAAGCCTTTGCCGTATTTTCCTTATTAGGCAAGAATGCTTCCCCTATGATATTTTTAGGCATCTGAACATCTTTCAATTGGGATGCGTAGCGTTCCATGACTGTCTTAGCTGCCTTATCGCTGCCCATTACCTTATTCAGCTTCTCGTATTCCTTGTTAAGTTCTTTGATAAGAGAAATGCGTTCTGCTAATATGTCACGTTCATGTTTGGGGTTTGATTGAGGATCTTCTTGATTTATTCCTGGTCTAAGAGGAACTTTTATATCTCCCAAGTTATATATATCGTATGCAAGTTGCTTCTTTATATCAGACCATTGTTTGGAAAAATCTCCTTTATCTATTAAAATCTTAAATTGTTCTCTTGTCTTATTACCTTTTATTACCTCATCATTTACGGAATCAAAGATTTCACGTATTTCTTTAGTTGCTTCTTCTTTATCTTTCTCCAAATCTTTCTTTGTTCCAAGAAATGAGCTGGCGATAGAACTTTTCTTACCTGCAAAAAGAACACCATTCTGTAACTTCTCCAAGTAGTCTGCAAGTCTTTTGTAGTAGTCAATTAAATTCTCTCCTTCTTTCTTTCCTTTTACTAGTTCTTGTATGTATTCTTTTGCTCCTTTGCCTAAGGAGGTTGATTCTTCTGAAATCCTTAATAATTCAGCTTGTATTTTGTTACCCTTCGCTATAAAGTCATAGAAAGCGTTTTCGTATTCGTCTAAATCTGTTTCAATATCATCATTACCTATCAGCCATCCTTTCTTTCTGTTTTCTGCATAGTTGGCTTCAATCTTCCTAATATCTTCCAAGAATTCTGTATATTGTTTTTTATACTCTTCAAACTGTTCTTTTGCTTCTTTTTCTGATATATTAGGCTTTATCTCTATTTCAAATCCTTCATTATTCATCTCTTTTACAAGGGATGATAACGCTTTTCTTGTATCATTTTTAGCTATTTCGTCTATTTCTCCTATTCTTAACTGAGCTGTATAATATTTATTGCTACTTTCTCGTAACATTTTGTTGTATTGAGAATGCACATTCCACAACTCATTAACAAGTTGTAAAGCTGCTCCAAGTGCTATTAACGGAAATGATGTTTTGAACGCTAATCCCAAAGAACGTAATGCGGTTTCTGCTTTTGTAAAAGCAAAGGAAAGCAAGCTAACTCCATTTGCAGCGGCTTTTATCTTAGGGAGTAAAACCATTGAACCAACTACAATGCCAAACGCTTTTGCCACTTCGACAACTGTTTCCCAATTATCAATCAATACCTTAATAGAATCAATAGAACCTTTCAGTGTATCTTCGTTAGCCTTACCGATAGAGTTAAGCATCACATCAATACTGTCTTTCAAGTTGGAAATTTTACCCTGCAAAGTTTCGGATTGAATTTCCTGCATATTGTAGAACAATCCTCCGCTGTCAGTTAACCGTTTGAAGATGTTCTCAATATCTTCAAAGGTTACTTTTCGTTTTGAAATCATATCCACAATTTGGGCAGTGGTATATGCTTCGCCTTTAACTTCTTGAAAGTATCGTTGAAGCTCCCCATACAAATTGATACCTGCTTCCGTAAACTGACGAACTTCTGTACCACGCAAATATGCTGCCGCTTTGACCTGCCCATAAGCAAGGATAAGTCTGCCCATATCCACACCTAAACCAGCAGATACATCGGCAAGTCGTTTTGTCGTATCATATAACTTGTCGCTCTCAATACGGTATGCTGCAAGCTGTTTTGTGAATGTAACCAATTCCTTAATTTGAAATGGCGACTTTACGGCAAGTTGGACAGTCTTGTTGAAAATTTGGTCTGCCTGTGATTTATTTTGTAAGATTGCTTGTAACGAACGCTGCTGCAATTCAAATTCACCGCGCACTTTTGCCAACTTGCTGATATACCCTTCAATCTGTGACACGGAGAACAACAAAGCAAGCTGACGGCTTAATTGCCCGGCTGTATCCATCAGGTTGCGATGGCGTGTGGCAAGCTGCTGTGATTTGACTCCTGCTTCCGTCAATGCTTGGTTGTGTTTTGCAATGGCTTGGTTTATCTGTTCAAGCATGCTCTTATAGTTCGCATCGGTAGTGTTCAAAGACAAACGAGCTTTTTTCAGGTACTCTATAGCTTGTACGTTCTGTTGCAGAGACTTTGCATTTTTAGAATAATCTAATGCGCCTTGTGGAGTTGACCGCTGTGCATTTGCTAAATCCGCTGCCTCCTTTGCAGCACGTTTATCCGCTGCCGCCTTACGTTGTGCAGCCTTTTCCGCAGATTGGGCACGTTGCTCGTCCGTCTTTCGTTGCTCGTCAAGCTCCATCTTCATGTAGCGCATGGCTTCTACCGCAGCCTTTTGTTGCGGCTTTGACAAGTCCATGTTCTCAACGTATTTTTTCAAATCCGAATATCCCTGCTTCAATCCGGATATATTAAAGTTAGCAAATGAACCTTCTCCGATTTTATTGTTTCCTATTCTGTTTAGCAAATCTGCCGCACGTGAAAGGCTTTCGTTCAGAGAAGTAGTCTTTCTTGTAGTCTCTTCCGCACCTTTCCCTGCTCCTTCAAATGGATTACCTTTTATAGCATCTATCTTTTTGGCTAACGAAGTAATCACACTTTCCAATTTACTCGTATCCATTACCACACTGCCAAACCCGTTTTTCAATGCATCTGCTGCTGTATGGGCGTGCTTCTCTATCATCTCCAGCTTCTCATCGAAACTATCCAACTTCTTTAATACATCAGGGGTTATGTTGAGGAAAGCTCCTGCTTCGTTATTTACCATATCGTTATCCTTTTTTATTAATTATGGGCATACCCAAATCATTCAAGTTCTTCAAATCGTCAACACTTCCTATTTTGCTGACCTTCTTTTTTTTCTTGTCCTTGTTTCCGTATTCTACATGGGAAAAATCAAACGAGCTTAACCGGACCTGTCCAACCGTCATTCCCCATAAATATTCGTCACGAGAGCACCAAGTGTTGGAGCGCAGAAAATCAATCATCTGCCCCCACTCTGTACGGGATATTATCAGTTTTGTTCCGTTTTCTTCGTCTTCCTCGTCAAGGTCATTTCCCTCACGGTCTGAATCACATTGGTACTCTCGAAAAAAAAATCCGTGCTTATGAGGTTAAGGATTTCACCAAGCAATAATGCCCAGTCCTTTATGTCGTAATCTCTCCACATCAAAAGGTCAAAGACCTTGTGGTAGTCATCTGATAGTTCTTTTTTCTCATAATCAGAGAATATCCTGTCCCTGTCATTGAGAAGTGCAAGCGTTATCACGTGTGCAACTGCCGGTAGATTTACTGAGAACTCTTTGATAACATCTCCCATACTTAACTTCTCTCCCTTCACAATCTGACACGCTTGTTCGGCTATAAGCCATTGAACACCGGGCTTCAATCCTTTAATACGCCACTCCGTACCGTGAAGTTTTACAATACTTGGGCTGTCATTCATTATCCTTGCCAAACGTTCCATTGACTCATCAGATATAGGAGTACAAGCCGTTACAACATTTGTCTTTAGTCCTGTATCTTTTTTCTTTGCTCTATATACTGCCATGATTATAAACATGAAGGGCGGCGGCATATAAGCCTACCGCCCGTAAACACTCTAGTTATCTATTATGAACAAGTTTTATTTGGGTAAAGTATAAGCTGAATCTACATAAAACGGCGTTCTGATAGTTTTCTCTCCATCAGCGATATTTGCATCATACGCTGTTCCTGCAAGGTTGATACGACCCACATTAGAGTTCAAAGATTCAAGCATTAGTTTTGAGTTAAGTTGGGCTTTTGGAACCACAAATGCAGTCATCGTTTCCCCTTCCTCAAACACTACGTCAATCTTTGCATACAATTTCTTGTATTGAGCCGGAGCAAAGTATTTGGTAGAGACAGTAGTTCCTGCCGTAAATCCCATGAGAGCGACCAATAGGTCTTTTTGTGTATCTGCAACCTCAGCTGTAAATTGGTATTTGCCAAGCTTCACGATGGAAAGAATGGGGCTGTCGGAAGTTTCGCACTCGATGTCGTTTACATCGTTATCGTCTTGAACGATTGAAGTGGTATCCTCAACTACATCTTCAAGGATATAAGAGTCGCCCTTTGGCACATCGTCTTGTTCAGAGCCAGTGAACAGAGTTGCCACGATGTAAGAAGGCTTGATGTATTTTTTGGCTGTTGCGCCAGTATTGTTTACTGCCATAATTAAAAAATGTTATCCTGTTAATAATCTGTTTACCTTATTGTCACTTCTATATTTATCACGTTGTAGTAGTAGTTCCTATTTTGGTCATAATCTGCATCACGGAAATTTACATCAATCACATAATGGGGGTCTTTACATGATTCAATAGCCTTGTCAAGCGCAAGTTCCATTTTGTACAGCTCCTTCACGGGTTTCGTGCCGTGACTGTCAACTGATTTTGCGTACAAGAACACGTTGGCAGAACCTTTGGCATAAGCTCCGTAATCTTTCATGGAAAGCACATCAACAAGCACCATTTCTTTCCAATTGCTTTCAACAGTGGCAGGCATATTCCCGATGAACAGGTTATCGGATATAGCCGCTTTTGTAAGCAGCATGGAAAAAAAGTTTTCCACTTTTGATGTTGTCTTGTATTTACTATCCATATAATCAGTATTTACCGTTCTTTATAATTCCAAAAGTTGAACCTTTAATTCTGTTACTTAATGCTTTGAGTTGGTTTTGAGCAATGGCGATTACCTCATATTTGTACTTTTCCTGTAATATTTGTCCGTATGGCATTGCGGCTACTATCACAAGGTCAATTCCATCATGAGGCTTATATTTACGTTCAAGAAAATCCGTTATCGCATCACGTCCGTATAGCGGCTCTCTCTCCCAAATTCTTGGGGCTAATGCGTATTTCGTTTGATAACCGCTTTTGGATAGTTTGCCATTAACATATATTCCCCATCCGTAGCTATCATGAAGGTTGTCTGTATCATTTTTATAAGTAACCCTATTCAATTCTTCTGCAATTATTTTGTCAGCTTCTTCCGATAAGAACTTTATAAGTTTATTCAATGAATCTGTCTTAACCTTCTTTGCCATATCTTACACTTCACTCATTTTTATATCAACCGAGCAACCACCAAGTTGACTATATTCAAGCCCTATAACCCTGCCTTGGATTGGTATTGCATAATCCTCGCATTTAAAATTGGTATTGAAACGTATAGGTAGCTTCTCACCAACTTTGCACGGGAAAAATACTTTATAGTCAGCCATGATAGTACCAGAATTAATCAGCTTTGCAGCCTGCTGTATGTCACATTCAGTTTCAAGAAGGATGGTCTCTCCCGTAGTGGGGACTTCGGGAGAACTATCCGTCTTTTCATTCCCAAGCATGTCACCGTCACCGAGAAGGTTCCCGTCTTCCGGCTTATTCGTTATCACGGTGTAGAATGTGCCATGAAACGGGTATTCTGCTATTGCTTTTCTTTTGAGACGCATAAACTATACATCTAATGAATTTTCATTGACCCAACTCATACTACCCGAATCCATGCTTTTCAACGCTTCTTCTTCACCATACTTTTTGTACAGTGCTTTCAGACGGTCTTTCAAGTTTTGGATTATGGCAGCCGTTACCGTCTCACTACCTATGTCCTGTCTGTAACTGCCATGTTGGAGTGATGATGAAGCCACAGACCACGGACCGCTAATGACAAGTTCGTACAGTGCGATAAGGCAATGGTCTTTAGTGCATTCATCTATTTCAGAACGGTCTGAAATAAACATCAAACCGTTTTCGTATGCGATATTTTCAAGCGCATCATCTTCAAAGACAAATCTCGTAAGCCCATTGAGGTATGCTATCGGGTCAAATGATTTTTCCATAACTACTACGCAATGTATTGTACATTTAATCGTCTGCCTGACTTGTGTCTACAATTACGTGATTACGGAATGTTTTCAGTGCAGGACAAGCTGACATCATTACATCAGTATGCCATTCCTTATACAGCCCGTTGTTTGTTGTTGTATTCACAATCGTGCAGAGACCATCGTTAGCCTGAGCAAAAATCTTGGTTATTACGCTTGAACCATACTTATCAAACATCTGTTTGTCTAGGTTATTGGTGTATTCAAACTCACAAGCATATCCGGCAGGGCGGAGAACAGCAATCTTATCGTCCCAACCTTGTACGAATGTGTCTCCGGTATTGGTAAGATTACGCTCACGTTCTTCAACAATTTCAATTGGAGATACACCGGGATAATCACGGAAAGCAGCTAAGAACAACTCTCGTGTAGTAGGTGCAGTAGCGGTTGTTGCGATGTAAGCTAAAGGATTTTTCTTGAAACTTTCAATCAATTCCTTAACTTCGGCATTTTGCAGCATTACTTCGTAAAACATCTTGCGTGTAACCTGCCATACCATTGCACCTTCATACCCCCATTCTTCACGATATTTTTTCTCCTTTTCCGCCATTTGACTGAGAATCTTACATTTTTCGTCTGTCCAAACTACTGTGCCAGCTTTAGTAAAGTTCTCTGTTGGTATATCAGCCTTATGCAACGGAGCTTGAACGCCACGTGCGATATTTCGGTAGTCAATATGACCTTTAGACATTAACTGTGCAGTCATGAAGTTCATGGTTGCGTCCGCACTATCAAGTTGGGACTGTAATGTATGTACCCAAGCGGCTACCAAATCGGCATCGTTTCCAAACAACTCAAACTGTTGTTCTTTTGCTTCACGTTCCATAGCTGTTTCAACGAAACCGGGAGCGATAAAATCAGGGATGGATGCGGTGTACCAGTGCAGACCGTCCTTATCCATTTGATTACTGTCACCAAGAGGTGCACGCAAATCCATCAAAGGAGCGGCTTTCAAGTCACGTCCTTTCACAGAAAAAGTAGCGATGCCATTAGGAGCGGTAGGTGTGGGAGCACCAGCTTTTACACCTTGAGTCTTGTACCAACCATAATTAGTGTATAGCAGACCTTCTGTATTGACAAAGGATTGCAAGAAACGTTGATTGGTCTTGTCTGAAAAGAATCTTGCATATCTGCTGTTATTAAAATCAAATTTAGGCATAGTTTCGTCAATTTTAAATGTTAAACCAACCCTTAACCTTGCTCTTGTTCAAAGCTTTTAATGCAGCCGAAAGAGGTTGCATACGGTCTTCGTAGAGGAATACATCTCCTAATGCCAATGCAGGAGTGATAAGGTATCTTGCACCATCGAAATCATCTTCGGATGCAGCCGGGTCAAAAACAAAATCAAAGTCGCAGGGAAGGTATGAGTTAGGATTAGTAACCATAGCTTCTTTACCAGAACCTGCTTCTTTCGCTTCAACAAGAACAGATGAAGTTGTTAATGTTCCGAGGGTTGCGCTCAATGTAACTTTCCAAACATCGCCAGCCGTTCCGTCAGTCGCTTTTTCAACGGCTGTAACTGTTACTGCTGTTCCTTTCCCTACCAATGTGGTAGGAGCAACCATGAGAACGTCCCCTACAAACGGAATGAGGGAATACCCGTCTCTTTTCAAGTAAATAACCGTATCAGATGATTCTGATGTAGCTTTTGCAACTGCATACGATTTTAGGATGCGTATTTCGCTTCCATTAGAACCATTACTGGGAATATATTCAGCGAGCGTTCCGGCAAAAGCTCTTGCATTACCTTTGAATGGGTTTTTAACAATTCCACCACTGGTAGGAAATACAAGTGCGTCCTTCCCGCTCATCTGTAACTTCACGAAGACATAGCGATGACCACCAATGCTTCCGCGAGCCTGAACCAATGCTCTACCGGGAAGGTAGCCACTGTTCAATAGGATTTGCTGATAGAAATCTGACATTTTCTTTTTGGTTTAAATGATTATTACTTTTCTTCTCTGTGCGATTGCTTCTTTACGACAGCAACCACATCGGCAAAGTCATCGGTCTTTTCCTTACCGCCTCCCGTGCCGCCTGGAGTGATGTCGGGTGGAGTGTTAGCATTAAACTTATTGTAGCTCTTGACCAGTCTTTCTGTGAGAACATCAACATCTGTTTCAGAATCAATGTGAATCAATTCGAGTTGGTCGTTAATCCAATCCTCGTTCTTGACTTCTTTCCCTTTTAAGGCTAATTTGAGTTGATTGCGTTTGTCTGAGATAGCTTTTACCTTTTTCTCTTCCTCACGCTCTGATTTCAAATCTTGGAGTTCTTTGAGCAACTTATCCAGTTTGCTTTCGTCTCCTTTGTCATCCTTTTTATCACTTCTATCGTCCTTGTTCGGATGATTCTTTTCCCACTCTTTTATAAATTTTGAGTTGTCATTTCGTATGTTGTTATCGTCCTCTTGTAAGTCATCCAAGTAGTCGGCAACAACATCATCCAGTTCCAACTCGTCCTTATCACTCGCTTTCTCCAACCGCTTGTAGATTCTTTCTACTTTGCCGTTGAAACTTCTCTCACTCATAGCTAAGTTTTTCTTGCCGTTGTTGGTGAGTTTCACTTTCAGTGCTTCTGAAAATTGCTCTTTTGTAAACTTCATGCACTATATGTTTTATAATGATTATATGCGAAAGTAATGCTTTAATAAAAAGGTATAACTATAAAAAAATCACTGTATTTATCACTATGATAAATAGACATTGATTTAAGTATATATTACCTTATTATTAAGAGGTATTTTTGCTTTTGATGAAAGAGCAAGAAGTACATAATGCGATAGTGAAGAAGCCTTTCCGTGGTTTCCAAACCTACTTTGCTTCAACGAACGTGGATATATGTTTCGGTGCCGGCGGGGTCGGAAACGGGAAGTCATACTCTCTTGTTCTAGGATTCGCTGAACCGTTAATGCTTGACCCTGATTTTAGATGTTTAATAAGTCGTAGAAGCCTTGGGAACCAAAAAGCAGGAGGAGGATTTGTTGATACATTCAAGGACATATTCGGGGAATATGTAAAAGTTAAAGAGGCAGACACGCCACGTATATCATTCCAAAGTGGAGCGTACTGCGATTTGACTTATATAGACCCAACGAATATAGACAGAATGAGGGAGCGTGCGAAAGGATGGCAGTACGATGCGATTGCCATTGATGAGCTTACCGAAATGCCTTGGGAGGTATTTACGTACATTCAATCCCGTAATCGTGGAAAAAGCAAAACATTCACGGGGAAATTCCGTGCGACATTCAATCCTAAACGCACCCATTGGACGAGAAGATTCATAGATTGGTATGTTGGAGTTGACGGGAAGGGTATCCCTGATAGAATAGGGAAAGTCAGATTCTTTTTTGTTGCTGGGTCTACCGTTGATGATGTGATTTGGGGAGATTCAAAAGAAGAAGTTTACGCTAAGTGCAAGATACAGATAGACAGTTTGATTAAAGACTTGAAAGGTAAAGCAAAATATCAAGACTTTATTAAATCGTTTACCTTATACGAGGGCACAGTTGATGAAAATGAAGCTCTAATGGAAGGCAATGCAGGGTACGTTGGTTCAGTTGCCGCTTCTGGTACACGCTCTGCTGCTGGGCTTATCGGTGTAAACTATAATGCAGACCCAGATTCTGACGAAAAGATACCTATCCCTTCCACTTCCGCACAAGGCGTGTTCAACAACAACCCTGCCGTAAACGGTGACAAATGGATTACTGTGGATTTGGCGGATTATGGTACAGACAACCTTGTTGCACTTGCATGGGATGGATTTCACGCATACGACATTCTCATTCTTAGCAAGTCCACTCCGAGAGAAAACGCTATGGCAGTGAAGACATTTGCATTTGAGCATGGAACAGCCGAAATCCATATCATTTTTGACGCGACTGCCGGACGGTACTTCAATGATTACATTCCCGATGCAGTACCTTATATCTCGCTAAATAAACCTTTCGGGCTTTACCAGCTTACCGCAATGACAGTCAAGGATATGTGCTATATCAGATTATGCAAGATGATAGAGGAAGGCAACTTGACATTTGATGATAAACTTGCCGTTCAGACTTACACTCATCAAAACTTGAAATACAAAGTGACGGTTGAGAACGAGTTTATGGAAGAATGCTCCGTTGTGCGGTTTGACGATATGCAAAGTGGAAAGAAGCGGCTTTGGAACAAGAAAAAGATGAACCAGATGTTAGGGAAAGGCAGGTCTATGGACTTGTTAGACCCATGCGCTATGAGAATGTTTCCGTGCGCTAACATCGAATACGGAAATGAGATTCAAGCAGGGTATTACAATCACGAAGAAGAAACCAAACAAGCGAGCCATGCACAGACAGAAGGAAGTATTTACGATGAACATTTATGGTATTAAGTTAGGAAATGATTAGCTACAATGACATAAAGGATATTATCAATTCCCTTAAAACAGAAGGAATTGAAGCAAGGGTAAGAGATGTTGCCTATTTGGTAATGTGTGATTCTTTCGTAGATAAGGCTCTTGCTGCAAAGGTTGCTTACCAAGATGAAAAGCCTTCAAACAAGGTGTTATCCATGCTTGCCGAGAAACTGAAACCTTTCGGCATCGGTGCTATCACTACCATATCTAAAGATGAGAACCGAGAAGCGTTGCTGAAAGAAATATCGGAGATGAAACAGATTGCTGACGATGCGAAAACAAGTGGAGATTCAGACACTTTTATCAAAGCAAGTAAGGTCGTGTTGGATGCACGCGTGAAGCTGAACGATAAATTCAATATTGAAGAGGAAGAGGGGCAGAAGCGAATAATCGTTGTTCCGCAGAAGCACGACATTATCTGCAAATGGACTTCGAGAGAGTGTTCTGCAATGCCGAGCAAGGAAGCATGCATGAAGTATTACAACCTAATTGATGCGGAAAAATGACACGGGAAGAGAAAAAAACATATCTATTGCGGAACGTAAATGCCTTGTTGCAGAAGAAACCGTTTTTCAGAGGAAGTGACACTTGCTCTACAAACGACTATTCCGACGGTCAGTCCGCAATCATTACCGAAACACGCACGGCAAGGCTTCCGAATGTAAAAAAGAATATCGTTTCGCAGGAAAAGTTCCTGAAAGAACTTGACCCGATGAGCCATGAGGTATTATTTGATCAAAACTTGCCGAGCATTTGCGTGAAGTTAGAAGATGGGGGATATCAGGAAATCAAGTTCCAGCGCACGGCATTGGCTTTCCAAGAACAGATACTGGCGAGCCACGTAATCTACCTTTGCGGGAATCCCTGTACATTGTCTTTGAGAGGTGGCACTCCTTCCGAGAAAGATAAAGCTAACTATTCCACAATCAAGGAGTATTGGGTAGACAGGAATATGGATGGATGGCGTACAAAGGCAGTCCGTTCGCAACTTGCAACAGGCGATGCAGGACTCCTGTTTTATTATGACTATAAAGGACGTATCAAGTGCCGCCTGATAAGTTATGAAGATGGTTACGTAATCATATCACACAACGACAACAACGGTGACAGGCTTCTTGAAAGTGTCTATTATGCCGATGCGGACGGTGTGGAATACATTGACAGTTACGATGATACCTACATGTACCGTATGCACACACCGATAGACGGTGAAGAAGCAGGCGAGGACGGTTTTGTAAGAGAACTTCCTATATTGCACGGTTTCAGTGAGATACCATTGTGTACCAAACGTGGTAATGTGGCGTGGAACAACGGACAGAGTCTTATCGAGATTTACGAGATTATCTACAACATCTTCTTTGTCATTCAGAAACGGAACGGCTGGGGCATTCTGTATATTAAAGGCAATCTGTCAGAAACGACAAAGAAACTTGCAGGGAGTATCATTTTGCAAGACAAGTCAATGGACGGTAACGGAAGTGCAGAGTTCAAAGCACCGCCCAGTCCGCAAGGTATGCTTGACAGTCTGCAAGATTTGTTCGAGAAGATACAGATAAACACCTCATGCACATTTCTTTTGCCTAAAGATGTCAAGTCAAGTGGTGACATAAGCGGACTGGCTATTACGCTGACCCGTGATTTAGATTTGAAGAATGCCCAGCAAGGGGTTATCGAGTGGCAGAATTTTGCAGACAAGATGATGCGCCTGTTCAAGGAGGGATTAGCCAAAGAATTGGTAAAAAAAGGCGAGAACGTAAATGCCATTACAGAATTTGACAAACTTCGTGTCAGCTGTAAGTTCAAGATATGGCAGCCGTTCAGTGCAACTGAGTATAACAACATGCTTATCTCAATGAAACAGGCTGGTATTCTCTCCACGAAAACGGCTATCGAAAAGAACACGGAGAGCACACCCGATGAGGAGCAACGAGTGACTAAGGAAGTTAAGGAAGCAGAAGAAAAGGTGATTGCCCAACAGCAAGCCAACAAAACGAACAAGCAGGAAGGAGGTAATAATGAATAAACAAGTGATAAACATAGATGCCAACTTCATTAAAGAGATTGCCAAAATGCAAGAGCGAATTGATGAAACAGATAACGCAATTTTCAATCTATTCATGAAGATACAAGACGTTAATCGACTTGATATTATGTATGATGGTGAGAATAGAGATCTGTACCATCACATTTATATGTTCATCGAATATGTCCTGCATAAGTTTCCAAATATATACGAAGAATTCAGAGAAAACAAACAACACAAGTAATGGAGAAACAGAGCCTATACATATACAAGCTGGATACACATGGGGAAAAAGTCAAATTTCCCAACGAAACCATGTCTGCAAAGCTGGGTGAATACACTTACACGGCACAGCGCATGGCCGGCACTCCTACGCTTACCGCCACGCTCAACTATCCGTCTTGCTTGGATGAAGAGTGGACTGGAGAGGAATTTGTGGAGTTCAGAGGTGAGAGATACTATGTCGACCAAACCCCTACATCTTCAAAGGACAACAAGAGCATTATGTATAAGCATGAACTCCAGTTCGTTTCAGAACGTATCGTATTGGAGAACGTGTATTTCATGGATGTGGTGACAACTGGAACAGATACTTATCATTCCAACTCTACTTCTGTGAAGTTCATGGGAGACATAAACGAGTTTGTAGGTCGCCTTAACGCTTCAATGGCAAAATCGGGTATCGGATATTCGGTAGTCATAGATGATGATATTACTTCCGATTCCAAACTTGTTTCACTTGACAATGTGTATCTTGCAGAAGCGTTACAATCCATATATACCATATACGAACTTCCTTATTACTTTGTAGGTAAGGTTTGTCACATAGGATATACAGAGAATGTAATTTCTACTCCCTTCGAGTATAAGAAAGGGCTTGTATCAATAAAAAAGACAAACGCCAATTATAAAATTGTCAATCGCGTTACTGGTGTTGGTAGCTCTGATAATATCCCTTTCTACTATCCGAATGATGATGAAAAAGGTACTATAGAACGTACACAAAACCTTATGCCTTCCATTTACAGACAAACAAATGGAGCGGAAAGATTCTACAATGCGCTTAACGACACGTATAAGATACCTGGCACAAATGATTACTACTCTTTCAAAAATACATTTTCTTCTAAGAAGGTAAAAGAGATAAAGGTAGATTTCAGCGATATAAAGCCTACCATAGAAAATGTGACAAACGCTTCGGGACAGTTATTTGGTGAGATTGCGGATATTGCTTTTGATGCTAATGATAGTGACGAACTCGGAACCGGAGAAGGGAATAATATATTCAATGATACAGATGAGTATGTACATTCTTATTTCTACATAAAATTACATATATATAATGGAGATTACGGCTTTAACCTGTTCGAACAGGGTTTGGAGGGTGGTACGGCTGTAATCAATATGACTACGGGTAATTGCGCTGCTTGCGAGTTTGAAATAGGAGTTACCTATAAGGACAATGAACCGGGAAGGGCATTCAACCCTGTATTGGTGGATTCTTCCGGGAACTTACCGGCAGGAGATTTTGAGCAGAAGGTTACTTCACAACCATCCCAATATGTAGAAAGCCAACAAAACACTTCTACAAATGAAGTTTGGATTGCAGTAAAAAAGGACAATACCACTTTCGGAATTGTTATGCCTAATGCCACCAATAACTATAAGCCTTCTGTCGGGGATAAATTTGTGATTACAGGCATTAAGATGCCCAAGTCCCTTGTACTCGCTGCTGAGAAGAGATTGGATGAAGCATTGATAAAGTATATGTCAGAGAATAATGACGAAAAATTCACATTCTCTGTCAATTTTTCCAGAGTATTTCTTGCAGACAATATTCAATTAGCAGAATTACTAAATGAGAATGTTCGCATGTATATAAAATACAACGAACATGAGTATCTTATGTATGTAAATTCATTTACTTGTAAAGCGGATAAAAATTGCTTATATTACATATCTGTTGAATTAACAGACAAATTATCTGCAAATGTTTCTGCATTACGAAGTACTATTACAGAAATTGCAGGCGATATCATAGGTAATACATTGGGAGGGAATAGTATTTCTACTACTGATATCTTAGCAAAAGTCTCTCGACATTTTCTCAGTAAAACACAAGATGACCGTACCCCGCACAAGTTATCCTCTGACAAAGCTTTTGAAATAGGGAAATTTGTCAGTGGTAGTACAGGTGGTATCATAATGGTTGATAAGGAAACAGGTCAAACCTATGCGGAGGTTGATAAACTGAAAGTCCGCATGAAAGCCTATTTCGAATCATTGGAGATACAAAATGTAAATTCTGTAGGTGGAAAGATAGTTCTAACTCCGGGTGGTGCTGTTACGCTTATTGATGTTTGGACCAAGGGCACCATTGAACAAACGCCCATACTTTCAATGGCAGACGGGAATCCTATATTGCTTGCAGATGGCAGTGAACTCCAATTGATGGATAAAGAAACGGTAGACAATGGCGTCCCCGAAGGCGTGTACAGATGTTTCTTCCTTGCCGAGCAGGACGGTGTGGAAGTGGAGAACCGCTTCCGTGCAGGCTTCCAGATACAGAGCAAAAACTTCAACATACAAAAACCGGGAGAATACCAACAGGTAGCGAACCATTATTATTGGCGTTTATGTGTAGGGGCAAGCAAAGAGCCTATCAATGTCGGCATATACAAATTGCACTATATTGACCTCAGCATGGCGGATTGCGACACAGGCAGTGATATTCCGGCAAAGGGTGATACTGTAGCTCACCTTGGTGCACGAATCAAATGGAAAGGCATTGATAACAAGGACGTGACGGATGAAAGCAATATTGACGCACAGAATGCCATTGTTTTCTCTTCTACCGATGTGTTCAGCCCGAGTGTTACTCTGTATCATGGTATAGACTCCTACTCCTACTTGAACAAGGAGTATGTTGAGTATGGCGTAGACAAAACTAACAACAAGGCGTTTTTCCATGTATACGGTGATGCGTATATTGGGGACCGTGATGGTAACAGCTTTGTTAAGTTCACCCAAGGTGAAGGTGTGGAAATAAAGGGCAAGCTCTCTGTGGGCACCACTATCGGTAACGGTGATACCATTGAAGACGCCCTCAAGAAAGCTTCCGAGAAGTACAAAGAGGACTTGGACCCTCTGAAAGAGTACATCAAGCAGGAAATAGATAATATCCAGAATCAGGTTGACGGTGCGATAGAAACATGGTTTTACGATCCGGTGCCCACCCTTGAAAATATTCCCGCATCCGACTGGGATACAGATGAGAAGAAGACCAATCATTTGGGAGACCTCTATTACAGCAAGGAGGGAAAAGCATACCGATTCCAATATGAACAAGGAAAGGGATGGTATTGGAATGCCATTACCGATACGGATATTGTCAAGGCTCTGGAGAACGCCAAAAAAGCACAGGACACCGCAGACGGCAAAAGACGCATCTTTGTGAGACAACCGCAGAATTCCGATGCATACGACATAGGTGATATGTGGGTAAATGCGACCTACGGTAGTACTTACAAGGACGATATGCTCAGAGCGAACACTTCAAAAAAGGCAGGGGAAGCGTTCAGTATTTCCCATTGGGAGCTTGCGTCCAAATACACCGATGACACGGTGGCGAAAGAGGCACAGAAAATAGCCGAAGAAACAAAGAAAGCGGCTGAAAAGCTGGATAGTACTGTAAGTTCCATGAAGGACTTTACCGATGAAGCATTCAATGATGGTATCGTAGACAGAGGTGAGGCGGCAGCCATTCAGAAGTATTTAAACACTATAGCCACAACCCAAAAGGATGTAACGGAGTCCTATAGCAAGATTATAGAGAACGAGCTTCTTGATGAAGGTGTGGTAAAAACAGAGCTGGAAACGGCATACCGGCTTTTCAACAATTCGGCACAAGAACTGATTAACACCATAAACGGTGTCATTCAGGACGGCAAGACCACTGCTACAGAAGTGGCTATGGTGGACGGAAAGTATTCCGCATTCAATCTGAAATATGGTGACTTTATCGCCCATATCAATGCCGCAAACAATTATATACAGGAAAAGTTGAACGCTTCCATCAAGGAGATTTCAAAGAATATAGGTGATATATCTTACTTGACGAAAGCACTGAAGGAATACACCAATATTGAAGGAGGTCTTATCCAATCCTCATTGTTGGCGTTGGGATACACCTCTGATAGCGGATTCAAGATAATGAGCGGCACGAACGGTGTATACCAATCCGACAAGCGTGGCGGAGGTATTGCTTCCTGGTGGGGAGGTTCCATGCTGGACAAATTCGACTATCCTGAAAACGGTGCTCCCGAAAATGCCGCCAAGGGGCTTGTCCGTTTTGACGGTACCGGATATTTTGCCAACGGTGCACTTTGGTGGGAAGAAGATGGTACACTCCATGCAGACCCGTTGTCATTCTTTGTCGGTGAGGAAACGGTCGGTGTATTACTGTCGGCATTTAAGTTCTTGCGCTCGGCAGAATTCAAATATATATTGGAACCTCAATATCCGTTCACTCATATAAAAGCCATCAATTCTGTCCAAATCGGTAATGCCATGCTGAAATATGACGCGACCAATAATGCCGTATATGTAGAGAAGGATGATGGGTCTATGGTTAATTTCTACGCTACAGGCGAAGTATCCGCATTCGGTTCGACAACCGGTGGTGGAAGTGGTGCTACCTCATTGGGCATGCTGGACGATGTAGACCTTACTGTTCCTTTGTCTGACGGTATGGTATTGACCTACGACTCGGTTAAAAACAAGTGGACGAATAAAAAAAGCGGTGGCGGTTTGGATATAAACGCCATGTGGGATGAGCTTGCCAAGTCTGACACGTCCAAGACGATTCATTTCTCCCATATACCTGATTTGAGCAGTGTGTATGCCAAACAGGTTAAGTTGGGCACGGTTGCTTATAGTGTGGCTAGTGGTGTGATATCGCTTCCCGCCTATCCGACGATACCGACCGCGTTAAAGAATCCCTACGGACTAACTATAAGTCTTAACGGAACGAGCCAAGGTTCTTACGATGGAAGCGCTTCGAAGAGCATCAATATCACGGCTTCGAGCATCGGTGCCGCAATTTCCTCGGACTTGTCTAAATACGTATTGAAATCAGGTGATACGGTAACAGGCAATCTTACAATAAACGGAACGACAACGACTAATAATATAGTCCTTAACAAGGCTGGTAATTATGGTAATAAGATAAACTTCGGTGACGGTGATTACGTATTCTTGAAGGAGGTGTCTGATGATGCATTGACTATATACGGAAGCAAGGGTATATATCTTAACGGTTCGGGCTTTGGATATAGCTTTGGCTCAGATGGTTTGGTTCCAACATCCGGCAGCAAGAATCTTGGAGGAGGTTGGAATAGTAACATGTGGAGCGCTATTTGGGCAGATAAGATTGGATGTGTTAGGATTGGTAATAACGTTAATGATGTTCATGATGGTAGTTGTCCTTGGTATGGAATTAATTTTAATTATAATAATAAGGTAATTCTTTCCGGTTACTATGGGATTGGTTTCTATACGTCAGCTGGACAGGTGGCTAGTATGGACGGTGAAACTGTTAATATTACTAACCTAAGCTGTTACAATAATGCCAATTGCAGGGCGTCATACGTTTCGTCAATGACAGACAGTTGGGATCATACATGGAGCATTTTCCAAAATGTAGATAATTGTGTATTCAGAGCAAATCAATTGGCGATGATGTCCAATAGTGGTTCTGCTTGCAGACCTATCATTGGATGGAAGGATATATTGAGTGGAGCCGGGTTTATTACCAGTTATACAATCGGTTGTATTAGAGGGAATAATAAATGGGGAAGTATGTTAATTGCCGTATCTAATTCTGATGATGGCTCTACGAATGGCGTGCACTTGCAATTAAACGGAGAAGGCACTGCTGATATAGTGGCTTCAAGATTCACCGTCCATGGGAATTTTCTTTCAAACGGTGAAGTTACCGCCTATTCGGACATCCGATTGAAATCAAACATAGTGACACTAAGAAACAGGGGATTTGTAACCCCCAAGACTTACATTAAGGACGGAAAGGAAAGCATCGGATTCATAGCTCAGGAACTTCGGGAGTTATACCCTGAGCTCGTCACCGAGACAAACACGCCCGAGAAATATCTTTCAGTCAATTACGCCCAATATACTGCAGTATTGCAGGCTCAGATTATCGAGCTGTACGAAGAGATTAAAAACTTGAAAGACAAATTTATAAATTAAAGGCTATGGTTACATTATTGGTTATTTCGATTATTCTGTTTGTGTCCTATATCGGATACGCGATTGGTAAGAACGGTGTCCCTGCAAGCATCAGCGACACTTACTATCAGTTCGGCAAGAAAGGTTGGCTGTTCACAGTATTCTGCCTTGTCGAATCATCCCTGTTGATTGCCTCGTTCATTGAAGCTAGCAGGGAAGAGTACCAGTTCCTGGCGTTCATCGCAAGTGCATCATTGGCGTTTGTCGGCTCGGCTCCCTTGTTCAAGGAGGACTATAACCGCAATATCCATTATGTAAGCGCGGGAATCTGCGCGCTTGCCTCTCTTGTATGGCAAGTGTTGATGAGTTTTTGGTACGTCCCTCTTATAACCTTCCTTGGCGGTGTAATCGTATTGGCATGCCTTAAGTTCAAGAAGCCTGTGTTTTGGATGGAGATGTGTGCCTTTATCTCGACTTATATAACCCTGTTACTGCTCTACTGATATGGCTAACTCGAATAACGTAATTACGTCTCCTGTCAATCTGAGGAGTGACGTTGCTTCCGTTCTTGGGACGTCTGAAACGAATGTGAGCGGGTTATGCACGAGCCATGAGATTAATATGTGGTCAAGATGTAAGCCTGTCCATATTGCCTCTGCCGCTCCTGACAGGAGCATGCCATCTGACGGTGAAGGAGCTTGGTGGAAAGGCTCGATGAGGAATTGCGGCATTAAGCCGCCCCCTGTAGCATCTTATGAGGAAATCCCCAAGTTGTATACAGGAAACAAGATGAACGGATATATCTATGAGAGACCTTGGGGCGGAAGTGCGAGTCCGTACAGGTTGGCTGATTTCTTGCTGTACAAGCACGATGCGCAACCGCCATTCCATAGCTTCTATTGCGATTCCAAGGTCTCTATGTATGGCTCTATATCGTGCTCTCTTGCGCGAAATGTTACTACCGCAGATAAATCAGGTCCCGGCTCGGTCGAGCTGTCCGATATGGAATCCGCTACCAACCTTGATACATGGTGGTTTGGGGCGATGTTGGTTGACTCGTCCAACAGAATTGTGAGGAAACTGGCTAATGTCAGAGCGGGGGTTACATTAGAGATGCCTGCCAATGGTCTGACACTTGGTCAATACTACGATGTATATCCGTTTTTTTGCATGAATAAGATTGAAAGTATCATCGAGGCGGATAAGGCTAATCTGTTTTTGCCTGTCATGAACTGCTCTCCCGGCAGGGTTAAGTATGTATCGGAAGAAGAAGCGGGCGGTTTGGTAATCAATCTGACAGCCGAATATGTGACTAACTCAATGACCGGGCTTAACACTGCGGTTAAATGGAATCTTAAACTTACGTATTATTCAGTCGGGAGCAAAACGCTTACTAATAATTGGATTACACTAAGGCGTGTGGTCTCGGATGAAGATATGGGCAGGGAAAAATTACAGGATTTCAATCTGATTCAAGACAGAGAGGTTGAAATATTCGGGACATTCAGCTTAACTGATTTTCTTGGCGAGTACTACGTATATCTACAGCTTAACACGAACGAGTACACGAAGAAGGCGTTCCCGCTCAAGCTTGACCCGAACCCCGGACCGATACAGTAAAGAATATACTAATCATTAAATTATACAGATATGGAACTGATACGAAAAAAAGAAAGTATTACAAGGCTTTATGAAAATGGCGAGGTCTCAAACAACACAACAAATGATATCCAATATATCGTATTGGATGGAGATTCTTATGTCGGCACAGCCTCTATCATGCCCACAGGGTTTACCATGACAGTAGGCATGAAAGCTCCCATCGAAGATATAGAGAGTATGCTTAGAAGCATATTGTCTTCCATTCCCAAGGAAGGAGGTGCAAAATGAAAATCAATGAAATCATCAGAAAAATGAGTTTTTTGCAACTCGTGCCGCTGAAATCGGATGAGGGTGCGCCACTTGCCAATAAAACGAAGGTGAAGATTATCTTGAATTTGGTAGCCTACGAAAGGGCAATGGAGAGCTTTAACGAAGATATGCGCGGTATCTATGCCAAGCTGAAACCCGAAGGCTATGACGCCCAAGCCTTCCCACGAGTGAATGAATTGGAGAAGAAAGGAAACATAAGCAGCGAAGAAAAACAGGAACTTGAGTCGATTAAGCAGAGTGAGGAATACCTCTCTTATGTTGAAATGAAAAAAACACTGATGCGCGAGTTTGAAGAGGCAAGAGGATGCGCTTCGGCAGACAATGACTATACAGTCAGCGAAAGGACACTCACGGACGATGATTTGGTTTCCATTGCGGAAGTTATCCCTTCGGATAAGGAGTTTGCAATCGGCAGGAATGAAGATGGGGAAATCAAGGTTAATGGCATCACCGTATTGGCGGAGATTGGCAGAATGTTTATAGTGTAAAACAAATACTTATGGCAGGAAAAACGATTAACGAGCTTGACGCACGGACAACACTGAACGGTAAGGAGAACATACCCTTTCAGGAAGGGAATACAAACGGAAGATTATCTACCGATGCGTTGAAAAGATACGTGGCACCTGATTTAACACCTTATCAGAAAACCGTAGACGCTGATAAGAAGTATCTGTCTGCCGTGGAAATTGACGATGTAACATCAATATTATAGTTATGAGAATAAATTATCAGTCCGATTTTAAAATCATAGAGAAAAACCTGAATGGAGACCTGAAAACTCCTTTCCGGTTTACTTATCAGACAGCATTGTCAAAACCCGTTGTAGCCTCTTTCGACGGACACGACTACAAGAGCTGTCGCAGGCTGGATGATGGCAGCCTGCTGGTTGTGTTTGATAATCATGGCATGCGTCCGGGCAACCTGACGGTCAGACGCGAGTATTACCTTACTGATGCTGATTTTGCTGATGGTATCTGTAACCTTGTATCCATGGAGTTTACAGGCATCGTTCTTGTCAATGGCAAGTCTGATGACAGTACAGGTACAATTGACGTTTATCCAAACTACCAGAAAGGCGATAAGGGAGACCCAATGACATGGGAATCCATGACAGAGGAGCAGCGTACCAAATTAAAGGACTCTGTGGTAAAGGATGTGCAGAATGAGATGCTTTCTTCCTTTTCTATTTCTGATAAAGAATACGAAGATGTATTGAGTGGTTTCCTTTTATCGGGAACCGATAAAAATATATTTACGAATTAAAATAAGAATTATATGGCTAAAATTCATAAACTTACCAAAGGCGAGCAGACTATTTACCCTGCTACAACCACTGATGCGGTGGTACATCCGACTACGCGTAAAAACCTTACGGAAGAGTTAACCGAATTGAATGAGCGAATTCTTGATGAAACAAAACGTGCACAAGCAGCTGAGGAAGTCAACGCAACCGCTATCGAAGCACTGGCAAATGAGCTGGAAGCCTTGGGTGCATGTGGATTCGCAAGAGTAAACGGAAGTGCGGACCCGGATGCACAGGTTACATTTGGGAACACATCAAAACTTCGCTCGTTGGCGTCACATCTGCATCTTGGAGTGTTTAAGAATGGCAAGTTGTTAAAACAATGTGCACCGGGAAGACTTACTCAATCTGTCGATGGCAGGGATATTGCCATAGACGGAACTGATGGAGATGTGATGAACTTCACCGATTGCGATTTATATTACTTACGCACCACCTGCCAATATACGCCACAGGGAAGTACGGAAGGAGAATATAACATCGTGGCATTGTCCTTGCTGCCCTTTGGTATCGGAGGGAAGCAAGCAAAGCGAATCAGACCGTTTGCCATCGTCCCCGGTGAATGTGTTACCGCCAAGTTGGAAGGTGATGTAAGAAATTGCGCCCATTATGTCTATAATAAGAACGCAATCGGGACATACACCGAACCTTTGAAGATATTCAAAAAAAGCTACAAAACAAGTGGTGGAGGATTCCCGACACAATATGTGTCCGCAGTACAAGCAATCAAGAACGCACAGGCAAAGAATGCAGACGAAGCGACCAATCGTCCATATATGGGAATGTATTATGAGTTCTATGAAATCATTATTTGTCTGATGAGTTTTGAGATAGGCACATGGGCACATACCCGGTTAAACCTGTTTGGTGTAGGTTGTACCACTTTGGATAGTGTTGATGCACAAACATTTGCAGATAATGAAATTTCTGCAAATAGTGGATGGAAGGTGATAGCCGGAGGTACAGTTAAATACATTAATTTATTAGGCGATAAAGCAGTGTCTCTATCAGGTTCATCCGACAAACAGCGTTTGATTGGTGGAGTAACAGGAAACTCATGGTACGGATTCTTAGAAATAATGGAAGCCCAAAGACTATTGAACGGCATATCCAAGGCAGGACTCGTGTCAAAGATAGGAAGTATTGGGAATATATTCTTTCTAGACCCGGAAGGCAATGTATCATGTACAACCGATGGTTCTGTCAACCTGTCTACGGGCGCAGGCATGGAAGCCTGCAAGCATTACTACGTGGTGAGAAATGTCCCCGGATGTGAAGGAATGGCAGACGGAGTAATGACAGCCGTTGTAAACTCTTACACCAAGATGGAGTTTGCTGACGGTGTTGCATGGTCTGACGGTACGGTAATGGATTCAGGAGTCGGCATTCTGAAACGATCGATTCCTATATATAGAGGTTGGAATCTTCCGTTAGTTGGATTATTTCGCATACTAGATGGAGCATATTACATTGCCAGAAAGGATCCTGAAGGTAATAATCTTCCTGTTCAATTCCGTTGCGCATCAAATGTGAACAGAATTCCTGCAAGAACTACTTATACATATCGTGTTCCTGACAATGAAGAATGTGACATGGAAAGAGGTTTGGATCTAAAGAAGGAATATTCGGGAATAAATCTTCCTGTCCTTTATGAACAATGGGTAAAGAAATCAGATTATGATTTTTCGCTTTTCTGCGCGGAGACTGTTGGGGGGGGGGCTCGTAATTATGAAAATGCTTATCTATGGTTGTACATCAACGATAATATAGACGCAGGGGAACGCAGTTTGCATAGCACTGCTGTCGGCTGTTTTGCTCAATCCTACAACGCCTCAATTCGCACAGCAAGTTGCAGTAACTATGCTGACGCTAAAGCAGATTCTTACGCTGGAGGTTTCGCTATCCCTTTTATCGAATTATAACAGAATGATTATGAAAACAGAAAGAAATGAATTTGATGTGTGTATGCCTTTAATAACCTATTCAGGCAAGAAGGCATTGGTATGCGTCAATGAAGAGACGGTTACTTATCCTGCGATGGAAGGTACTGTAGAAAGGACAGCATATATATATGATACATTATGGGCAGACTGTGATACGAATGATGAAGAGTCGGTAAGAAAATCATTGGTCCGGGAACTGGAGAAAAGCATCAAAGAATATGATGTGTCTGACCATGTGAACGAATTTACCCTTGCCGGCAAGAAGATGTGGCTCTCCAAGGAAATGCGTGTAGGTCTGATGAACAGCATCAACATTGAGAAGAGTACCAAAAAGACTGATACCGTTCTTTGGTTTGAGGGGATTAATTACACCATCCCAATAGATGTGGCACTACAGATGCTTGCCCAATTGGAGTTGTATGCATTATCATGCTATAATGTCACACAGCAGCATCTATCCGAGGTATCCGGATTAAGTACGCTTGAAGAGCTGATTAATTATGACTATACCCGTGGCTATCCGAGCAAGCTTGTGTTTAATCTTGATTAGGCTAAGATAGGGAAATTCCCTGCGTACCTTCTCAGGCGGGCAGGGAATCAAGATTAGCTTTCTCGTCCGGTTAACAAGGTTTTGCAAATATAACATTAAAAATTAATCCGACAAATGATTAGTGCAATAGTTAGAGATGGCATCGATAAGAGCGTAGCCGGAGGATTGGCAGGAATAGCTACCGCATTCGTTCAGGAGAGTATAGAACACATGATTCCGTGGCTGATAGTGTCTGCTGCCGTGATTATATGTGATTTAGCCTGCGGGCTGAGAAAGAGTATCATAATGGGCGAACAGGTCCGGTTCAGTCGGGCGGTAAGGCGAACCATGGGCAAGATGGTTACATACTTCAGCTTTGTTTTCATGGTGGTGATGATAAACAAGGCATCGGGCAGCCGTTACGACATTGATATGTATTCCTGCCTGATGGTGTGTTTCTTGGAAATGTGCTCGATTATCAGCAACATACTTAAGCCGAAGGGAATCGAGCTGAATATCGTCGAAGCGTTCAGGCTGATTTTCGGCAAGACATTAAAAGTTGACAAAGAAGATATTAAAGAAGTAATTAAGGAGGAAAAGAAATGAAATTTTTTACGATTGCGGAGCTGTGCAAGTCCACGACTGCCGACCGCTTGGGTATCAACAACAGATGCAGACAGGAGCATGTAACGGCTCTTACTGCCTTGGTGGATAACGTACTGGACCCATTACGCACATGGTGGGGGAAGCCTATAACAGTAAACAGCGGTTATCGCTGTCCGGAGCTGAATAAAGCTGTCAAGGGAAGCAAGTCCTCTCAGCACATGAAGGGTGAAGCAGCCGATATCGATACGGGAGACAGACAACAGAATAAGTTGTTGTTTGAGTATATCCGCAAGAATCTGCCCTATGACCAATTGATTGATGAGAGCAATTTCGCGTGGGTACATGTAAGTTACAGAGCAGATGGTAAGAATCGGAAACAGGTATTAAGTTTATAAAATCTACAATTATGGCATTAAAGGATATAACCGGCAATTTTGCAGCATCCGGCTCCAATCAGGAGTATAAGTTTCAGCCTGCTGCGTCTACATTTGGTTTGCAATTGGTATTCGATACACATCCGTCCAAGGTGGTATTGTATCAGAGTTTGGACGGTGAGAGTTGGGTGGCGTTTGAAGTCGATTACGGTGTCGGGTCGATTTGGCAGAAGAACATCGAAGGTGTATTGGGTGAGCAGCATATCAAGATTCAGTGCAATGTTAAGCCTGTCAAGGCATTAATTTTGGAGTGATATGAAGGTTAACACAATATCTTTAAATTCGGTGCGGTTGAATACAATCGCACCGAATCACATTGGAGGGCGTTCGGATAGATGGTGGTATGAGCATAGCGATAAGGACAGTATTATGTTGGAAGACGGATATAATCTACTGCTAACGGATAGAAGCCCTATTTTATTAGCACAAGGATTAAAGATTGTGAGACAAATAAATAATTTGTAATGTTGCAAGCTAAAACCAAATTGAAATGAAATGGCTTCCTTACATATTACTGATTGTACTCGCTTTCGGTTTAGGATGGTTTGCAAAGCCATCCCCCGAAGCAGTTATAGAGGCAAGAACGGATACGGTATTCAGCTCAAGCCTTGTGATAAGAAGGGATACGGTCCCCTACTACCTTCCTACTCCTTTGATTTGCTGGCACACGGGCGATACTATCCATGTAGGTGATACGGTGCTCCCTGTCGAGCAGAAGATATACCGGGACAGTAACTATACGGCTTATGTCAGTGGTTATAACCCGAACTTGGACAGTTTGAAGGTATATCCTAAGACTGTCACGGTTACTAATGATATTGTGCGCATACCGAAATGTCCATCAAAAAAATGGGGATTAGGGATTCAGGCAGGATATAGTTATCCGGCGGGGAGTTATGTAGGAATTGGAATTAGTTATAATTTGTTGGTGTGGTAATTTATTTGTATAATTGCAAAATTATAATATAAAAAAGAAGGGAGGTTCAAAATGAAATAGGACACTATACCGAGGATTATCCTCACAACGCTACGAGTAGAAGCGTAGCGATTACTCAAAAATAACAAAAGCAGTTCTTTCGGGGGCTAAGAATTAAAAAAAAGCCCCCAACATATCATCATATTAATATTGCCACATAAAAACATGATAAAGCATAAGATACCTGATGTTGGGGGCTAATATCTTCAACATAAATATCTTATGCTTTGTTCATCAAAATCTCATGTTTTATGTGGCGAGGCAAAGATAAGCATAAAAATTAGAAAAAACTATGTGCAAATCAGAAATCTTTGCCAAGATAATTAATATTGTTTCAAAAGAAACCGAAGTGCCTGTAGACCAAATATTATCCTCTGATAAAAACATGGAAACAGTGGATGCCCGGTATCTTCTTGTGTCTCTCCTGTCTGAAAGCGGCATGTACCCTTCACAAATAGCCGTTCATATCCACAAAACCAAACGTGCAGTCAACTACATGATATCTAATTTCCATGAGAGGATAGAGAGTGGGAAAATGTTGAGAATATATTGGGATAATATAAAGAAATCATTGGGAAACAACTGATTTTACATAAGTTACAACATATGTACTTTTGCATACGGTCAATTTTGACCGGGATACAAAATACAAATACTTATGGAACGAACTTATGTTTTTGGAGATCCGTCAGGTAATGGAGGTGCTGCTAATAATCTGCTTGCCTCCATCCTTCCGTCTTTGCAAAACCGTGGCATTGACACAGGCTATCTGATGGGGTTACTTGGCAACGGTAACGGCAATGGTGGTTTCTTTGGTAACAATGGCGGTTTTCAGGACATCATCGCATTGATTGTGATTGCAGCCATCTTCGGTAACGGAAACTTTGGATTCGGTGGCAACAACAATAAGGGTGCCGATGAAGGAAGAGAAATGATCATGCAGACACTTAACCGAAACGGTGTAGACATTGCATCATTAGCCCAAGCAGTGAACACCTCTTCAGACCAAATCCTTGCCGGTATTAACTCTGTATCACAGGCAATCTGCGGTCTCGGTAGTCAAATGGGTCAGAACACTAACAGTATCCTGACTGCGATTATGCAAGGTAACAACGCTCTGACATCTCAGATTTGTAGCTGTTGCTGCGATATGAAACAGCTTGTAACCACACAAGGATACGAGAGCCAGCTTGCAATGTGCAACCAAACTAACGCATTAATCAACACTGCTAACCAAAACACATTGTCATTGCGTGACGGGGCTACTGCAAATACGAATGCTATCCTTGCCAAACTTGATGCAATTCAAAATCAGGCATTGCAGGACAAGATTGCATCTCTTACTGCGGAAAAGGCTACTTTAACAGCCGAAATATCCCAACGTAATCAGAACGCCACTATCCTGAGTGCGGTAGGACAACAGATTGCTCCTTTGGCAGCCGGATTGCAGGCATTACAAGGAGACGTAGATAAAATCAAATGCAAGCTCCCCAATACTGTGAGTGTTCAATACCCCAATTTAACCGCTATTAATACAGATTGTTTCCGTGCAGCCGCCTACGGTGCATATATGGGTGACGCTGTATACGGACGTAGTGGATGTGGTTGCAACAACTACTGGGGTTAATCCGGTAAGAAAGGAGGTAGATATGTGGCCTAACTTTTTTACAGGATTCCCATCCCTATTCCCATCAATCGGAAGAACAAATTTCAACACTCTTCCTACGGTGGCTGTGACCGTCGGCACGGAGAATGTTACTTTGGAACTTCCTAACCACGCATTCCGTAACAGGGATTATGTTGGAGGATTCTATATCAGCCTCCGTCAGGCTATACCTGCCGGCACGACTGCAACTCTTCCGATACTGATAGGGACTAATGGGGACACAAGACCGTTGATGGCTTATAACAATGAGCCTGTGACTGTTGAAAACTTAGCCGGAACAGGTATCTATGAAATTCACTATAACAAGTACACCAACGAATTGTATCTTGTTAATGGTGGATACAGACCGACAGCGGCTCCGGCTCCTACAGCAGAAACAGCTTCTTTAAGGAGCAAGTAATAATTAACATGGAGTTTTGTGGTGATTTCCAAAATGGAAATAGCCACACTCCTTTAAAATCAAACAATCATGTTTCAGAACTTACGAGTAAACAGTACATTATATCTTCTTCATAGAGGTGCAAATCCAAGTTTGGAATGTGGGCAGGTCGTTAATGTAAGCCCCATAAAAACCATATATAAGACTGTTCCCAACATGCCTTATCCACAGCCGGTACAGGTTATTGATTTTGTCGTGAATATAAACGGACAGAATGTCAATTTGCAAGAGATACCGGCTAATGCCAATATTGCCGATGATATTAAGACAGGGATGCTGATTACAGGGTCAAGAGACGAAATGAATACTGAGGTCCTTACCATGAAACAGAAAAGTGAGGATGTCCTAAAAAGTGTGGAATATCATCAGAACTTTCTTAGGGTATGTGACCAAATGCTTGCCATGCTGAACCCTGAATTTGCAGCCAAGCAACAGCAGGAGCAGGAAATATCCGCATTGAAAGGGCAAATGTCCAATATGGATAAGAACATGCAGGAAATGAGCAAAAATATGGCTGACCTCATTGCACAGAATCAGAAGTTAATGGAACAGCTCGGAGTGGTTGAAGCATCTAAAAACAAGAAATGATTATGGGAATGTGGGAAATATTAGAAGAAGGGCGTGACGATTACGGACGCGGCTTCGGTATGAGAGGTGACGAAGTGGAGGAAGCCTACAAGGAAGGCTGCCGCAAAGGTTACGAAAAAGCCATGAGAGAGATGCGCGGAGAGATGGGTTTCCGTGATGGTGGGAGAAGTTATTCAGGTGGTGGAAGCTCATCCGGCATGGATGAACGCAGATACCCCGGATACTTTCCTGAATATCCGCGTATGGATGAAATGGGCGAACGCAGACGCAGACGCTCTAACGGTGAATTCTATTAATAACAGGAGGGGTGAAACGCCCCTCTTTTTAAATTAAGGCTATGGAACAAAGATTAGATACATATAGCAAATTCCCATCAGGAATGCAAGAATACCTGGAATCATACGGATTCCATTTCAGTAAAAAACTTTACGAATGGGCTGTTTCAAAAATGAAAGTGAAAGACGAGGCAACAGGCAAGGAAAAGAAACTTGACCCTTGGAGCAAAGATGAGGTGGACGATATGCTCAAAGCAAACGGAATTACCATCGAACACGACAAAGGATATGACGTTGCCTATGTTGCAAATATGTTGAAAGCGGATTTTTTCAAAAAATCATTGGTTGACGAAGCACATTTGTGCAAACACATAAAGTGCTACCTTGATGATATTGATGGGGACCCTTGCAGGGCGTTTGATGAATTCTTTGCCACCTGCATCGGTAAAGGAGTTCCTGTAATTTGGTCTGATGTTATATGATTGTTCAGGAGTTCTACATACCGAAATATGGGGATTGGCACGTCAAGGTGTATTATGCGGTACACACTTATTGGGCTAAGGAAATCATTACCGACCTGTACCGTATAGGATGCAGGGGGGATTCCCTCAAACGTGCGTATCGCAACCTGACAGAAGGCAGGATGAATACCGGACTTACCTATTCGGACTACAGGAGAAGAGAGACGGTAATGGTGCTCTCTTTGACTTCTACCCCCGAACAGTTTCAAAATTCGTGGGACCACGAAAAAGGTCATTTATGCCGGCATATCTCCAAGGCTTTCGGAATTGACCCTTATGGAGAGGAAGCACAATATCTCAGCGGATATGTCGGTCAGAAGATGTTTCCTGTTGCCAAGAAATTCTTGTGTGAACATTGCAGAAAGGGAATGGAAAAATAATAATCGAACAGAAGCGTTCTTTGACTTGTTGGAATTACCGCTAAAATAGTATATTTGTAAATTAACAATTAGTTGTATTGCAAATGTTAATGGTTGCCATTGTTTATTGTTATATAAATGGTTTTATATATATTTGCAGCATTAATATAGCACACACAATTAAATGTGTTACAAAGATTGTTTTCTCATGGGTAAACATATAGTTTATTTTATATGTTATATTCATGGGATTTTTATATATTTATGATATGGAATTGAAAAGTACAGATTACGCACGATTGATTCAGTATGCAGCCCAAAAGTTGCATATGGTTCGGTTGAACAAGACTCAGATAAATAAGATTTTGTTCTATGTATATGGTGTGTACTATGCTGAAACCAATAACCTGTTGTTTGAAGACGATTCTCCGAAAGTATGGCCTTATGGTCCGGTCTTTCCTATTGTAAATAAGAAAATAAACCCTGATGAGATTATTACTTCTTTTCCCAAAGATGTATTATACGAATTTAATAAACATTCCAAGGCATTGGAACTCGTAAAAACTGCGGTTAATGCAATGTATAATATGAGTGCATTGTCATTAACCCAATGGTCACATCAAGAAGGCTCTCCTTGGTATGATACGCTATACATAAAAAACGACAAGGGGGATATTTGTGGACAAAACAAATGGAACACACCCATTCCAAAGGAATTGATTAAAAACTATTTTCTAGAACCTAAAAATAGAATAAAACAATGAATGGATCAAATGATGTGCCCAGTATTTTTGATTCTATATTCGGAAAAGGTAAACCTATTAAATGGTATCACTATTTAATCCATTTAGGATATTATATTCCATATTGGATTAAATTTTTCTTTTCAGAGCCGTTTAAAGAGAAAAAGAAAGATTTAAATATTCTTGACACAGTTAAATCCTTGCTGGAATCAGAAACAACCGATGGAAATATAAAAAAAAGCAAAGAGCTGATTCATCTACATCGTATAGTTGAAAATACAAAAGCAAGAAGAAGACTTGAAAAGTGGTCTTTGAGAGTGATTGCCTTATATCTTTTTATAGTTCTATGTATTGTGCTAGCAAGTTATGTATCAATACCAGCGATTAAATCTTATTTTAGTATATGTATCCCAAATCCTATAATGATAACTATTCTTTCTACTACAACCGTAAATATAATCGGACTCGGATTAATTGTTTTGCGGGGACATTTTTTGGCAAATGACAAATCAAATGAAGTGAATGAAGAACATAAATAGAAAACACTATATAAATTTTAAGCGGTAATTCCCAACGGTTTTACCGCTTTTTTTTATGCTAACATAATATGAAAGAAGATAAGTTGAACATATTGCTTGAGCAATCGGATGATATTCCTCATTGGGTATTCTGCCAACTGCTAGCCATGATACAATGGAACGTTTAGAGAGGTGGATTTGTAAAATGATTCCCTTTGTTGTTTTGATGAAGGTGGCTTTGTTGTGCGGCTAATTGAAGTTTATGGGATATTTGGGATGAACTACCTATCATTTGATTATCCATAGCTTGTTAGTGTGAAGAAAAGGGGACCACCCGATTAAGAATGATCCCCCCCCCAAAAAAAATGGTTACTTTATATTAGTTGGATTCTTATTTTTAAGTATTTCGACACATCCCTTTATTCCATCATCAAAAATTCCCATTTACTTATTAATCTTACTTTCTAGCAAATCAAATCCTTTTTCCACTTCGGAATTAAGAACTTTCGCATAAACTTGTGTAGTGCGAATGTTTGTGTGTCCAAGCATTTTGGCAACAATTTCAATAGGCACACCATTGTTCAGGGCAAAAACGGCAAAAGTATGTCGTCCCATGTGTGTGGTTATATTCTTATCAATACCTGCGTATTGAGCGACCACCTTTAATGAGACATTATATTTTTGATTGGATATGATAGGTAGCTTATAGTCATACTTCTTCAATATTTCGATTGCCGGAGTAAGAAGCACTATTTTATAATCCTCATTGGTCTTTTTTCTTCTGTCGGATACAATATATTTCCCATTCCTTTCCTCGACATCCTTTTCGAAATTGAATTTCTCAAAATCAGCATACGCAAGTCCAGTGTAGCATTGAAAAAGAAATAAATCACGTATCCGGTCTATTGATGGCATATTAATTTTACAAGTACGGATCATTTTTAGTTCTTCTTCTGTAAGATACTTCCGCTTCTCAAATCTTCCGCGTTCAAAATGCAAACCAACATAAGGGTCTTCATTCAATAAACCGAACTTCATTGCCTCATGCAAATAGCGCTTTAAGCGTTTATGATAGTTATAGATTGTAGGTTGAGAAATCTCCTGTTGATGCAGGAATTCATCGTAAAGCGTTATATTTGCTTTTGTCAGGTCATCCATGTAATTTAGCTTTCCGAACTTTTCTAACGATTGTAGCAAAGTTCTATGCTGTTTTCGCGTGCTTTCCTCAATGTCTGTCCTATCCTCTATTCTTATGCGAACAAAATCAATAAACGAATCCGAATGGTTGGATTTCTCCAAGAACGCGTTAAGTTTTTCAAAGTCGAATTGCTGGTCATTTCTAAACAAATCAAGAATAAAATCATTTAATTTGCTCATCATACCATCAAGCATCGCATTTAACTGGATTGAGTGTACGGAATTAACTACCTTCTTTTTTTCATTCCATTGGTCAGCGTATAGTTTCACTGATGTCCCAATCCATTTCCGTTTACCTTCTGATGTCACTTCAATCTGAACCAGACCTTTTTTGTTTCTTGTGGCGACATGCTTTCTGTCGAACACAAACCTCATTGTTGGATACTTCATACTTTTTGTTTTTTAATGTGAATCACTGGTTGTAATCGAACAGAATCACGATTTTTTATGTATACTGTTAAATAATGCATGTATTGGTTTAATAAATAAAAAACAGTATTTATTCTATTTGGTATCATGTTTTTGGGTATCATTTGATACCTTTGATACTTTATCGGTATCAAAAATAATACGTTTGATGCATTACTGTGCATGATTGTGCACTAATAAACGTTAATAAAAACGAGTTATAAATGCTTATATTCCAATATATTACATTGTAATTAGCTGATATACAATAAAAAAGGCGATTACCGAAGTAACCGCCTTTAGTGATTCCGCTGCGATTCGAACGCAGGACCCACGCCTTAGAAGGGCGTTGCTCTATCCAGCTGAGCTACGGAACCATCCTTGTTTGCGGGTGCAAAGATAATAGCTTTTATCAAAAGTTCCAAAAATCTTAGCAACTTTTTTTCGCTCATAAC